GTGTTATGATATTGTTTTAATTACATAAATTAAATTGATACCGCTTTTCACGTATTTTTGCCCATATAATGGCTTGCAAATTACGTTAAAAACGTGTTTTCTGTTTTTTGCCGATAGGGTTCAATCCCTTACGGTTTAGGATTGACACGCTGGAAGCGCTCTTATTGCCTAAGCTCTTTTACAATATCACGGCATTACGACTCCCCATGCCTTTTAAGGGATTGCCCAAACGGATTCTTAATCGGGTTCAAGTGGCAAGTTTCATGAAAGGTAAACAAGATTAAAAACAGGGATTTGCGTATTGCGACTATATGGTGAACCAATCGAGTCGCATCTCAAAGCGGCAAGGGTTTCGGGTGGCGTGTTTCCACTGACTTAATAGAAAAACACTGGACTCCATGGCTATCATGGCGGGTTCTCAATATGCGCTAGCGTATTGGTTCAATCTGGCAATCGAACATTGCAGCAATCAACTGGTCAAATATAGGCTTGTTTATAGGAAACAATCCCATTGAACAAATTCAAGGCAAGTCGGCTTTATTGTCGGCTTGCTTTGCGTTGGTTCAATGGATCATCCATTGAACCTTAACCGGCAAACATGCCAAACAATGGAGATTGAAAAATGATTAAGGTTCTCAAAGGAAAAACACTGAAAAACGCTATTGCAGGATACGGAAAAGCCGTTGCGACTTTTTCACAAAAGACGCATCAACTTGCCTATTCGGCAATCGTGCATCTTGAAGAGCATAATTGCACGAGTCACGTTCAAGCATTGTATGACGCGACTCCAATCAATTACCGCTCGACTTTGCGCCGTTGGTTTACCAATTTCGGCAAATGCAATTTTTCAGATGAGTCCGGATTTGCCTATTCAAAAGGCAAAGCAAGCGACTTAGCTACTGCCTTGCGTGTTTCGCCTGCCGAATACGTCAAGGAATCAAACGGCAAAAAACAGGGATTCGATCCTGAAAAGCGGGCGATTTCGCTTTATGAGGCTTGTGTCAAGGCCAAGTCTGAAGGCATGGCGATTGACTCGGTATTGTTTCGCAATCTTGAAGCGATTGCCAAACACTTGACCAAAGCCGAGTCCGGCAATGTGGTTGAAATGAAGTCGAAAGGCTTGCCAAGTGTTACCGGCAAAGCCAAGAAAAAGGCCGCTTAACCCGTCTGGATTGTTACCGATTGCCACGGCTGGACTCTGTCTGGCCGTGGCATTCTTGTTCCCATCTGAGGGCAGAATCTGCCTTGAAATGGCAACAAGCCAAAACCCGCAACCATGCGAAAGAAGGAGTCTGTTATGCGCTATGGAAAACATCCATACCACGAGTCCGCCATTGAGCGGGAACGTGAAAAGGCCAATGAAGAATTGCAAGCGTATCTGGTCAAGGCGGAATCTGTCCGCCAGAAACTGGCCGGTTCGCGCATACTTGAGGCCATGCCAGTTGAGCCTGTAACGGTTCACTAATCCGTCAACCCGCAACCAAACAAGGTTATCAGACATGCACAAATATGTCCTGCTTTTGGCCGGAATCTCACTATCGGTGGCGCTGTCCGGCAAGGTCAACGCCACCGCCTATGACGTTGTTTTTGTCTATACGGAAAAATGTGACCGTGTGGAGTCTCCAGTCCTGTATCCCGATGGAAGGCTGAGATACCCGTCCATCAGTCTAACTTGTCAGATTGCCGATTACCTAATTTATGACACTGACTGGCAATGACAAGCCAATAAACCCGCAACCATGCAACCAAAGGAGTCCGTCATGACCGTCTGCGACCGCAACGGCAACACTAGGAATCTGTCCTGCATCATGCTGGCCGCAATGTGGCTGGCCTGGCTTATGGCCGCAGTTATCGTGCTGGCCGGAATCTGCCTGTATGCCGTCACCTGCGTTCTGAGTTTCATCTGGAACGCAATCCATATCGCTATTTTTGGAGACCGTGGGGAGTAGTCCCGCAGTCTCGCATGGGAAGGAATCTGCCATGAAATATCTGCTCATCCTGCTCCACTTTGGGGTCAATCCGACTGCAACCGTGGTGGATGATTATGACCTGCCCGGCCACTGTTTTGAGGCCGCGCTTGAGTACCAGTACGAAGGTCCGGACGAGTCCTTCTTTGCCACCTGCGTTGGCACCGATGAACCATCAGAAGAGAACATGGGCTATTTCATAGCGGCTGAATATGGCCTTGTTCCCTATCCCGAACTCTAACCCCGCCGCCGTCCCGCAACCATGCACAATTAGGAGTCTGTCTATGTATATCTCAATTCAGGACATCATTGCCCTGATCGTCCTTGCCCTGTTTCTGTTCGCCGTCCATGCCCTTGGTTCTGGCTTTGCAGACGCAATCCTGGAGTCCCGCAATGTCATTTGAACCGGTCACCATCCCGCAAGCCAAGCACCACTGGAACACGTTCACTCGCAAGGTTATTTCTCGAGATTTGTCAAGCCTGGCATCTGTCAGCACCAAGTGGGAAATGTGTCGCGGTGAACCAGTCCTGATCCTTGGCATAATTGCGCCTGTTCGCCTGTATTTCCGGCGCGCACCACATGGGGCAGTCTATTGTTCTGACAGCTCCCAACCCCGCCACTAATCCAACCAGCAACCATGCAAATGGAGGAGTCTATGCTCACACCATCACAAGCCTATTGTATAGCGTCCCAATGGGGCAGCTATCAATCCGACACGGATCCCGGTCGCGTGTTCTACACGTTCCGGACCTGCGATGCGCGTCCCATGAATGAGCACCACCGCGAATGGTGCATCGAGTACACGGAGCGCTGCATCACCATCGCCAGCAATCGCGCAATCCAACAAGGGGTTAATCCGTCCGACGATCAGGATGTCCTTGATCTGGTCAAGCTGCGCCGTTTCTTCAACAGGACAGAACTGCGTGTCAGAGTGGCCGCATGATCTGCCTTCTGGAAATGGTCAGGCAAGAGCGTGGCAGCTATCTGTTTGTCCCAAGGGATAGCGAAGCCCTCATCAGGCTTCAGAAGGATGTGCCGGAAGACTTCCGCACGGAGGAGTCCGCCTTCATCTTCCTTGGGTTTGAGTTTGATGCCTACACCATCGCCTCGTATTTCGTCCGCGATGGTTACAGCGTCATGATCAATGACCGCGTTTGGTCTGGGCCTGAAGACGCCAAAGAACTCTTCGACCTGCACGGATAACACCCGCAATCATGCACAAAGGGAAATCAGTATGAACTACATCAGCACAATTCCGCCCGAAATCGAGGAATACACCTTCTCCGAACTGTCTCCGGAGGCACAGCAACACGCCATTGAGAAATGGTGTGAGACTGCCGGCGAACACATGGACTACGAATGGTGGGACTGCACCTATGACAGCTTCAAAGCGGTCGCCACCATGATGGGTTACGACATCAGCAATATGTATTTCTCCGGCTTCTGGTGCCAGGGTGATGGCGCCTGCTTTGAAGGTGGGTGGAGTCCGCCTGTTAATCCATATGAGATGCTCTGCAAGGTGCTCGACGAGTACCCTAAATGGGAGGAAATCCACGAGATCGCCCTGACACTGGCCGAGTGCGCCGATGCGCTTGAGGATATGTGGGTTTCCTGCACCCTGACACACTCAGGGAGGTACTGCCACGAGAATACCGTCTCGATCGATGTGTCAATCGATTTCCCAGAGGACTACGATGATTGGGATATCGCCAAGCAATCCGCCCATCGCGCAATCTGGATGGCGCGTGGACTCCCGGATCCTGATGATCCGCTTGACACTTGTGGGTGGAGCGATGTTCTTCATGAAACATCCAAATCCCTCATGCGGATCCTGTATCGCATGTTGGAAGAGGATTACGAGTATCAGACCGGAGAGGAAGAGGCCCGATATCGCTTGAGTGATGGCGATGATCTGTTTGATGCGGAAGGAGACATGGTATGAGCAATTTTAGATTCCGCGTAGCTTTAGATGCCAGGGTTTATGGAGAGGTGGAGGCCGAAGCCGATAGCCTTGATGAGGCGCTGGAATTATGCACATCCAAGTATATCAGTGACAAATTCGTACCCGATACCGACGAAAATAGCGTCGACCCCAGTGAACAGAATGATGTCTTCATTATCGAAGGCATAGACGATGATGATGAAGAGTTTCAATGGACAGACTGTGGTGTGACTCTTGATGATGACATGACCATCTGCTGGTCCACCTTTGTCTTGAAAGAAGAGTGGAAGGCCCTCACCCCGCTTCTCAACAAGATCGAAGATCCCCCCCCAATTCTTGTCGCACTACGCGACAGGTTTAACCGTCAAATGGCAGCCTATGTGGCCGACCGGATGACACAACACGACCCTCAATCATGAGCAAAGGAATGCACCATGAATGCACATACCCAGACTACCACCGGTGGGATATCCGACCGGGCCCTCGTTGTCAGCCTCACCATCTCTCAATGGTCTGGCCGACGCCTTGATCGCAAGATCACCGATGAAGTGAACCGCGATCACAATGCCGCTGCAGATGCAGGACGCTACAACAAGCTCCTGTTGCCCAAGGCAGCGCTTGATCCCATCCAGAAGGTGGTGAGCGAGACACGCAACGACTTCCTTCAGCGCACCCTTCCGTGGCTGAATGATGGCTCCCGTATCATGGCATCCATGGCCTTTCTGGACCATAAGCAATGGCTGAGTGGGCAGCGTGGCAAGTTCGACATTGCCGTGAACGATTTCCTTGCCGACTACGACAAGTATGTCCTTGAGGCACAGGTCCGTCTCAATGGCATGTTTGACCCGACGGACTACCCTGGTAAGGATGAGATTGCTTCCCGCTTCTCAATGAATGTCCGTGTCATGCCTGTACCTGAATCGGAAGACTTCCGTGTGGATATGAGCGACGATATGGTGCAGGAGATCAAAGCCGAGATCACCAACAGCGTGAACTCTGCCGTGAATGAGGCCGTGTCCGATGTTTACCGGCGTGTTGCTGATGTCACCGGCCGCATGGTTGAACGCCTCACCGCGTACAAGCCAGCCGAAGGCAAAGGCCAGAAGTCCGAAGGTATCTTCCGTGACTCACTGGTCGAGAACGTGCGTGATCTTACCTCAATCATGCCAATGCTCAACATCACCGGAGATCCACGGCTTACCCGCATTGCGGATGAACTGGTTGATATCTCCAGGTTCGATGCATCGGTATTGCGTGAGGATCCTGTTGTCCGTGAGAACGTGGCGACTGAGGCTCAGCGCATCCTCGACTCCATCTCTGACTACCTCTGATGGACCGGCAAGAAATCATCCGGCGTGCCCTTGGTGCGCCGGATATTATCCAAGGTGATGACACGATGTGGTGCACATTCGCTTTCCCTTGTGGAGGCGGGAGTGAAAAGTTTGAATACCAGGTTTACTACTGGCAAGACACCAATGAGTTTGAGTTCTTCAAGCGTCGAATGGACACTTACGACAAGGTCGATCTGCCAGTGAAAATGCACCAACTCATCATGAATTGTTTAACCCCAGAATGCTTGGCACATTGTGCCGCATTGAGAATGACAGGAGAAGACCATGGGTGACAGAGTATGGGCGTCCATCGAGATCGGTGGACATATCAACAGCTTCGAAGCATTGGATGATTTGGTCAAGGCTATCCTTGATGAAGGAATCACATGCACCGAGACTGATATATACCTGAGCACAAGGCAAAAAGTTCTGAAGGCTTTGCACCACTGCGTTTCAGCCAACAAGCCAGTCGAGTTCTCTGGAGATGAGGTCAATTACGGCAAGTTCGGAGCAATAGACAGCGTCGTGGAGGAATATGGCTTGTGTTCCTCGACCAAATACCAAGCCGGTGGCGGGTTCCCAGAAGGTATCACAACAATCACCCTTGATGGCCGGGAGTACAACACTGCAACTTGTGAAGATGATCCAGTCATATGTCTATATGAGTTGGAGAACGCCGTCGGTGATGAAAGCAAGCCACTGAAAGATGTCCTGCTGGATATCGCTCAACTCATGTCCTACGCAAGATCATGCTCTGGGAGAGACCTTCCAAAGCTAACCATTGAGCCGCACATCCTTGCCGGATCCCGCATGGTCGCGGCTGAATAACAGACTACCAACCCCCAAAAATGGAAACCAAAGGAGACTACAATGAGCATCAAGAACGCAATCGCAATCCTGTCCGACTATCTGGACAATGACATACCCGCCTTCATGTGGGGCCCGCCAGGTGTCGGCAAGTCCGACGCTGTCAGACAGGTGGCCGCCGCTAGGAAGGTTGGTATGCTCGACTTCCGTGCAATCCTGCGTGATCCGGTGGATCTTCGCGGTCTGCCTTCCGTTGCCGATGGCAGCGCAAGGTGGCTTCCACCTTCCGACCTGCCCAATGCAGAGCGTGACGGGAAGGAAGGCATCCTGTTTCTGGATGAACTTAACGCCGCACCTGCATCCGTGCAGGCTGCATGCTTCGGCCTTGTTCTCGACCGCAAGGTGGGTGAGTACAAGCTCCCAGATGGATGGCGTATCGTTGCAGCTGGTAACCGTCAGTCAGACCGTGCCGCTGCCCAACGCATGCCGACGGCTCTTGCCAACAGGTTCGCTCACATTGACGTCAATGCAGACCACGAAGACTTCGTGGAGTGGGCTGAAGCCAACGGCATTGATCATGGTGTGATCGACTTCATCAAGTTCCGGCCCGGCCTGTTGCACAACATGGAAGGTGCAGATCAGCGTGCGTTCCCGACTCCACGGTCATGGTCCATGGTTTCGAGACTGAGCAAGCTCCCCATGGAGAGGCAACTCACCGCTGTTGAAGGTGTGGTTGGCAAGGGAGCCGCGGCCGAGTACATGGGCTTCGTGCGCCTTCGCAACCAGCTTCCTTCACTCAAGGAGATCCTGGCCAATCCAGAAACGACCAGAGTTCCTGAGGAGCCGGGCGCAAAGTATGCCGTTTCCTCTGGTATCGCTCGTGTGGTGGACAAGGACACTCTGGGTGCTGGTGTGATCTATATGCGCCGTCTGCCGAAAGAGTTCTCTGTCATGATGATGACCGATGCGGTGCGTCGTGATAAGTCCCTGCGTGAAACCAAAACCTACATCGATTGGGTCGCGGAGAACCAAGATGTCATCTTTTGATTGGCCGGATAGATTCCGCGATCCTCTAACGGGCTGGTTTCTGACCGGCCCGTTCATTGTCTCCCAAGTTCCGGATGAGCTTGTCATCTTCACGTTCCATAGTGATGATGGAATGCAGTTTATCTCTCTGATCTTTGGAAAGATCAAAGGCGCCGGTCATTGGGGCCTGAGTATGTCAGATCAGGACGGGCAATTTTTCACATTTACTGATGGATTCGATATGAAAGCGCCTGGGAATATACGTCCCATGACGGAGGTATATCTGAGGGAAATTGAATTCCTGAAGGGGAGACTGACAACCAAGCAACACGCCTTGGTAACATCCATCAAGATGAGGGGATAGCATGTACCATTTCAAGATAATCTATCCCCCCATTGCCGATCCAGAAAACGAAAAACATCTGAAGGAACGGGTGGCTACCCCAAGTTTCATCACGCTCAGCTACTATTTCAATTGCGTGATGATCGACGGTTCAATCCAGTTCTACAATCTGTCTTGGATCTGTAAAACATCCAGGTTTAATGTGACCAACCTCACTGGCAAAAAGGAGCAGAACATAGTCAACCCACATATGTTCACCGGTGACCTGTCAAAGCGGCTCACCATATCATCTGTTCAGAAAGTGAAAGATGCCTTGGTTCCAAGGCTTAAACCGGAGCACCTTGCCCAGATAACATATGCAAGGATGCTCAACTAACCTGCAATCATGCACGAAAGGAAACACCATGAACGCTGAAACCCTACTGGTAGCAGCAAAGACAACGCTGATGTTCGACAACCCATTCTTCGGGATGCTGTGTGTGCAGCTCCCACTGGTTGAAGATCCGTCATGCGAAACCATGGCGACCGATGGTCAGAAGCTGTACTTCAATTCCAAGTTCGTCCAGTCGCTGACCAAGGCAGAGCTGGTCTTTGTTGTCGCCCATGAAGTGCTGCACAATGCCTTCGAGCACCATGTCCGGAGACAGCACCGAGATCCACGGCTCTGGAACATAGCCGCTGACTACGCAATAAACGGCGAGCTCGTGGAATGCGGTTTCACCATGCCCAAGTGCGGCCTGATCCACAAGGACTTCACCGGACTGAGTGCGGAAGAGATCTACCGGATCCTCGGAGACGACAGCAAGAGACCTGCCGATCTGCCAGATCCTGGCGCAATCCCTGGCTCAAGTGATCCCGGGGGTTGCGGCCGCATCATGGATGCAGCTGACGCCCATGACAAGGATGGACTCGAGAGAGCAAGGGCAGAGGCACGGATGATGGTCGCTCAAGCCGCTGCGGTGGCTGCCAAGAAGGCAGGCAAGCTGTCTGCCAATCTGCAGCGCCTGATCAACACCCTGCTCACACCTGTAGTGGACTGGCGTGCTGTGTTGCGTCGTTTCATCGACGAGTCCAACTCTCGTGACTACTCATGGACCAGACCAAACCGTAGATACCTCAGCTCTGGCTTCATCCTGCCGGGCATGGTGACGGATGGCATATCTCACATCACCATAGCCGTGGACACATCAGGCTCGATCGACAACGATATCCTGTCCCGCTTCGCTTCCGAGATCAACGGTGCCTTCGGTGATGGGATGATCGACAAGATCACTGTGATCTATGCGGATAGCAATGTGTGTGCTGTCGAACGGTTCGAGGCTGGCGATGAGCTGAAGCTCAACCCTGCTGGTGGTGGTGGCACTGCATTCTCCGACACCTTCGACTGGATTGCGAAGAACGAACCCGACACCAACGCCATCATCTACTTCACAGATCTCTATGTCTCTGACTTCGGCCAGGATCTGGGGATCCCCACCTTGTGGGCAGTATATGGTGACAGTCGAGAGTTCGAGAGACTGTCTGCAAAGGTTCCCTTCGGTGAATGTGTCAGCGTGTCAGAATGAAGAGGACAAAACCAATAAACATGCACGGCCAGACAGGCACGTCGTGCAAGTTCGTTAAGATCCTCGGCCCTTTCAAGATGTCATCCACAAAGGACAGTGTGACATGGTATTTTGCAGGGAAGCTGCATCAGGGTCATGGATACCCAAGCAATGACCGGATATCGAGCGGCTATTGCATGCCAATTCTGATCTTCAATTATCGTTTGGGTAAATGGCGTGCAACCTGGGCAAGTCTGAAAAATGATGACGTCAATTCTATAACGTCCATGATGGACAGCCTGTTCCCAACATCAAACATGAACACCACTGACTACCCGAGTGGAAAGCTGACCGATGTTCTCAAGGAGATGCTCACCAGAGAAGACATGGCAAGGGCAGCGTCCGCCCGGATGACCGGAGAACACTAACCCGCAATCATGCGAACAAGGAGACTGCAATGAAATACTCAATAAGCCAGCTGGTTGAGGCCACGATCTGCGTCGGAGGTCAAGGCGACAGCATGGACAACAGCTACAAGTTCCTCGTGAAGAAGAAAGGCGACGCCGAATATCATGCCATTCTTCTCAATGTGAAGACGCAGGATCGGAAGAGAGGCCATCGATTTAGCGACATCGACAAACCAAAGATCGAATACAAAACCAGATGGCTTTACGCCGGCCACTATTCGATCGATCTCGAGCAACCCTTCAAGGATCTTGCCCTCTCCGACGTGGTGGAGTCAGACAAGAAGCTGGTGGACGCACTGTTTGACCGTCTGCCTGCCACACACAAGGCGCAGATCGCTTCAGTTAGAATGCTGGCAGGACAGCGAGGGCGCCATGCAAAAAAGGAAATGGAACATGAAAAAAGTGAACGAATTTAATTACCATGACTACAACGTCGAGCAGTTCAATCTTTCCCACATGGAGTCAGCTTTAGCCGTCTGGGAATGGATCAATGAGGTCACATTGATCGTCGAAGGACATGACTGGCACATCACTGAGTGGGTGGATCTGCGTGGAAACATCGGATCCATTGAATTGCGCATGCAATCTGTACCGATAGGTATCTGGGTGGATGAAGTCATTCAAGGCGTGTTCAAGTTAATCGGCTCTGATTCCTATGAGGACACCTTCCATGAGATCGACATGTTGTCCTGGGATTTCGAAGTGTTTCCCCACATCTTGAGTAATTACCTGAAGGACAAAGCAGGCAAGCCTGTTATCTATCAACAGGACTTCCCCAATCCAGAAGATATCGCAATGGTCTTGGCCGCCCAGATCCGGATGGCCTGACACCAACCCCCGCAATTATGCACGAAAGGAGACTACAATGAAACTCGAACTGAAAAATATCCAAGTCAACACCGGCATGTCAGAGGAAACTCACTGCTACAGCGCGTCCGTATGGATGGACGGCAAGAGAGTCGGTGAAGTTGGCAACCACGGCCACGGTGGGTGCGATGAACAGCGCATTGATCAGGCTACCCTGGCAAAGATTGATGCCTGGCTCACTGCTCATCCGCCAAAGGGATGGAATGAAGACAACGCAGTCCATGGATACAACATCCCATACGATCTGGAAATGTGGTGCGGTGATCAGATCAATGCTCATCTGGTCGAGCGTGATTTCTCAAGGATCCTGAAGACCAAGGTTCTCTTCGCTCACGATGGAAAACTCTATGAGATCCCGAGAAAGAAACACCCTCTCCAGGCGATCGTTGACCACATCAAGAAAAAATATGGTGGCAATACACAGATCCTCAACACCATGAAGCGGCCTGAAGCTGTTGAGATCTTCAACAAGATGGCTGCCTAACAACATGGCCGGGGTTCGCCCCGGTCACCAACCCTCAATCATGAACAAAGGAGAACTTCCATGGATATATGGATCGTATGCGTCGACAGCAAACACGGTGTCGACTTCAATGCATTCACCGAAGAGGCCGCAGCACAAGCGTACATCAAAGGCATTGTTGATGAGAGCGTGCAGAAGGCAATTAAGAGCGGCTTCGTCAAAGAAGACGAGATCCCGCCATACGGAGCCGATGAAGGATGGCGAGATGCCATGGAGCTTGTCGACTGCGAGACCTACATCTATCTCGAGTCTCGAGAGCTGCCCGTCGTGCCTTCCAGCGTGTTGCGGGATGGAATTGCAGAGATCCACAATCTTCTGCACCAGATATCCCAAATGCGTGGCATGTTTGGAGATGAAGATGGCACCATTGCCGAGGCTGTGGATAGCGCTGAGGAATTCTGCGAACAGCACAAGAACACCGACGCGGCCCAGCCCTTCAGCAAGGCTCTATCTTTGCTGATCGAAAACTTCTCTGCCTGGGATGATGAAGAGGCCAGCGTCAAGGAAGAGCACGCCGAACTCATCGAAAGAACCAAAGCGTTTCTCAATCAGGAGGGATGGGCATGACCTATGAACCCTACACCAACAAGGACAGGGTGCAGGCTGTTGAGCAGGCAATTCTATCATTCGCCGAAGAGATGGGGCTTGATCCAGATATGGATGCAGATGGTCCTGTCACTGTCGCTGGAGATATGATCGCCAACATCCTTCATTGGGTACAGCAGCAAGACTCCAGGATCTCCGCGCTCAAGGCGGCTAAGTCTGGCATCGGAAACTACGTTACCGAGCAGTACATCGACTACAACGCCGATGAAGTGGATGAGCTTGGTCCTCAATCATCTGTCTGCATCACCGTCCTTTGTAATGATCAGGTGTGGGAGTCCAACACCTATGATCGAACCAAGATCTTCGATGCCGAAGACAACGAGATCGAAGGGGAGGAATGATCATCCGCCTTATCCGTCCGGTCAGCCGGGCGGATCGGGGGCGATGATGCCCAACTGCAACTATGCAAACAAGGAGACTACCATGACTGCTATTCAGAAAACAAAAGCCGCCGTCAACAAGAGCGCGATCTTCGATCTGGCTTCCATCAAGTCAGCCATTGTCCTAGCTGACAAGGTGGTGGAGAAGCGCAACACCATACCTGTTCTGTCCAACTTCCTGATCACACAGTCCGGCAAGGTGGCCACCATCAAGGCAACCGACCTGGACCTGATGGTGTCGATCGATGTTCCGGTGGAGGAAGGCAAGATCTCACCCTTCACCTGTGTTGCTGACGACCTGAAGAAGATCGTCATGAAGGCAGCGCCAGGATCTAACATCCTGATCAGCGAGGACGTAGACCAGACGCTCGTGCAGATAGGCCCGAAGGTGAAGGTCTGGCTCAACCGTGATGCCGAAGTGAAGGACTTCCCTGAATTTGATATGGGCGAGAAGCCAATGCACTACTTCAGCCTCACGGTTGGTGATCTGTGCGAAGCCTTCAAGAACGTGCAGCCTGCCATCTCCACCGAAGAGACCAGGTACTACCTCAACGGGATCTACGCCCATGAGTCAGCTGGTCAGATGATCTTCGTTGCAACGGACGGTCATCGTCTTCTGAAGAAGGAGCTGCCTGCTCCCAAGGGTGCGAAGGATATGTTTGGATCCATCATACCACGGAAGGCAGTGAAGTTCCTGATCGATTGCATGAAGGGAATGGATGTCAACGAGTACGTCACCATCCGTTCTCAGGATGCGAAGATGGAATTCAGTGGTGGCAACTGGCAGGTGATCACCAAGCTGATCGATGGCAACTTCCCTGACTACACTCGTGTAATCCCGGCCGCAATCGATACCCCGGCCGTGTTCACCGCTGGTCAGATCTCAAGCTCTCTTGATCAGGCGATCGTGCTGGCTTCAGAACGTGGCAGAGCAGTAGCGCTGCGGATTGGAGATGGCGAAGGTGCCACCATCACCTGCAAGAACCCTGAGAAAGGCGAGACCAAGGTTGAGGTCGAGTGCTTCTACAAAGGTGAGTGGATGGAGATCGGTTTCAATTCTTCATACCTGAAGGAAATCGTGTCTATCCTGGCACCAGCTGGCGGTGAGGTATCATTGAACGTCACCAACCCAGGCGCTCCAACCCTGATCACCGGTGAGAACGACGGCCTTTGCGCTGTCCTGATGCCGGTTCGCATCTAACACAACCCTTGACAAGAAATCCCATGGCGGTGTTTCTTTCAGACAAAGGAGGATCCCGCCATGGATACTTACACAAGACTATCCCTTGCTCTTTGGGCTGCCGGCGTACCGGTGGTCTGGTGGCAAGGGCTTTACTCAGGGCTTGGATGGTTCGGAACATCCGTCCTCACCCTGATCATCGGAATGGCTGCCGGCATTGTGTCGGCCGCTGTAACAGGGAACATCGCCAGGCTTTTTGGCTGGCGCCCATAACTAACCAACCTGCAATCATGCACATAAGGAGACAAGCACATGAACGTGCCACTAAAACGCGCGACCATAGAAGAGATGGTCCAACAACGAGACGAAGTCCTGGCCATGTACGAAGCCGCCCACCTGAAGGTGATCGAAGCGGCCGAGGCCATGGAAAAAGCCAACGTCAAGATGAACTACATCACCCCGGGTGACAACTCATTCACCTATTCCACCGCCAAAGAGGTCGAGAATTTCCAGAAGGTGGTGACCCCTATGGATCATGCCAAGTTTCTGGCTGTCTGCCGCCGCCTCGTCGATATCAGGGTGTGGACCTACATCATCGAGCGCACAGACATTGAGCGCCTGATGGACAAGGAAGCCAAGAACCAGCTCCGGGATCAGATGAAGTACGTTCCAGAGCACACCAATAGATCCGGTGAGATCATCAACCAGGAAGAACTCGACAAGTGCATGCCACCAGTCACTGTGGACAACGTCTATGCCACGCTCGAGAAATTCATGGCAGACTCCAACATGATATGGCAGCGTGGTGTGGCCAACGTGTTCTCGAAGCTGGACCGCCGGTTCAAATCCCACGACGGGTTCAAGATTGGCGACCGGATCATTCTCGATCGAGCCTTCGATGATTGGGGCGGCTGGAACTACCATCGCAATATGCAGGACTCGATTCGTGACATTGAACGGGTGTTCCTGATCCTTGATGAGCAGGATCCACGCGCCACCTATGGAAGCATCATCAGTGTAATTGATCGTGAACGCAGAACCAGGCACAACCCTACTCAATCCGAACATGAGGGTGAATTCTTCCGCATCCGGATATTCAAGAACGGCAACGCCCATCTCTGGTTCACCCGTAAGGATCTCCTGCAGAAGGTGAACAAGATCCTGGGCGAGTGGTACGGTGAGGTTGTCGGTGACGGCCGCAAGGGCGAGGAAGATCCGTTCTCCAATCCAAAGACAGCCCCTGCCAAGTTCTATGGCTTCTACCCGACGCCTGAAGAAGCAGCCCAACGCCTGATTGAGGGCTCTCTGTACGGTGAGAGGACGCTTCGGATACTGGAACCATCGGCCGGTACCGGGAACCTCTCCAGGTTGGCTGCCACGCCTCAGGAATATAAGTATTGGGTGGATCGTGAACAGAAGATCAAGATAGTCAACCACAAGGTGGACTGCATCGAGATCCAACCGCAATTGGCAGAGGCTCTGACCAATGAGGGGATCTACAACAGGGTTACCTGCTCTGACTTCCTTGCGATCACACCATCACCTGATTACGACCTGATCCTGATGAACCCGCCGTTCGATCTGGAGCGGGACATTGATCATGTGGTGCACGCACTCAAGTTCCTGAAGGAAGGTGGCCGGTTGAAAGCCATCATGTCTGCTGGTACTGAGTTCCGCAACACCAAGAAGTCGATCGCGTTCCGTAAGTTGATGAATTCGATGGGAGCAGACTGGAGAGATCTCCCGAGCTGCTCCTTCTCATCGGTAGGAACCAACGTGAACACGATCACAGTCAGCGTCTGGAAGAGGTAGTCATGCCAAGCAAACCCGCGTCCGTTGCCATCGCAAAGGCACTGCCTACGAGAGATGGGCGCGGGTATCATGCCCAATTTGCCATGCCTGGCACGATCCCCGCGCTCTACACCAACAAGAATGGATCACCAAAGGTATTCAATACCGAAGCTGAAGCTGAGTCTGCTGCCTGCAGGGCGTTCTTCAAGACGTTCGAGAGTGTCACCTACGACACTCGCAAAGCTGGCGGGTATATCAGGATCTCTGCTATACAGCTGTCCAACTTGCTCAACCTTGCTAATGTCACACCTACAGAATTCGCAGAACTCTATGGTGTGCCCCAGGCAAGGGTAATGAAATGGCTTCACGGCGAACAGGACATACCACACTCTGCCGCCGTGATAGCAGTGGCACTCCGGATCCCAAGCTTCCTGAAGGCAGCAAGATCCATGGTGCTTCGACTGAAAGAATAGAAACCCAACCTCAATCATGAGAACAAGGAGACTGACATGGAAAAGAAATCAGACTTCGCCACCTGGCGGACGCTAATGGGATACAACGGTCACCAGGTGAAGGCCGCGGCCGAGGCGATCGGCATTACCGGAAGGGACATCCCTACCCTGCTGCATTCTGGTAAACGTGAGCTCAATCAGACTGAGCGACTGGCTATGGCTGCTGTTCGAGCAGGTCTCACGCCATGGACACCTGAAGCGGATCAAGACATCCGTGACTTCGCTCAGGTTCGGTACATCATCGACCAGATTGTTGGCCGGGAGAAGACTTCCAACGCTGCTTGAATTCCTCAAGCTCCATATACCCGATAGCGATGGCCGCGTGATCAAGAGCCATATGGATCTTCTTAATGATCACCGGCCGCTTCGTCTTGTGCCGCTTCTTCCACAGCCAGACATCAAACATCACCACCTGCTCCAGGATGGTGAACAGTTCTGCCGGCATGCTCTTCTTGATGTGGGACACCGTCATCAAGCAATCCATCTGGTAGTCTGACAGCGTGTTACCCACGCCGCCACCTGATATCGTAGGCTCATAGCTGTTGACCTTGATGGTGGAGATGTTCGCCCCTTCCCAGAATTCACGACACCGCAGCGCAACCGAGAACCGGATCCTGCCTACACTGGACTTGTCGTCCCGGGTCTCAAGCCAGCCCTGGTCGACCATGTATTCGAGCGGAGCTGCCTTGGTATTGATTGGGATTGCACGCTTCATGGAAATCAGGGAGATGGATCTACCCACTTCACCATACCCCACCTTCCCGGGTGTCTTGCCGATCTTCATCAGGTTAATTCGGTTCTCGATACTGCTCTTCGACATCGTTACTTCACCTGCCTCTTCTCAAGTGGCATTGTATCCCAAACAATCTTATCGAGAAGCCCCCCATCCAATGACACCCCCTTGGCATCGAACCGAATGGCCCACAGATCCGCGAGATGATCGGTGCGATCGCTTTCTGACATCGCAGCCCTGTTAGCATAGGCGCTGGCATCAACAATGCCTGCCACCTGTGCCTTGGACAGGCCAACGACACCAGCGATTGCTTTTTGGGTGTAGCCGATCACCCACAGAACGTAGACGATGTAGATGGTCGTCTCGCTGTGCTTCTGGCGCTTGTCTGGCATGATTTACCTCAGGATGTCTGGCTTCAACAGGGCGTCGAGCCCCTTTATCGGGATGTAGCAGACGATTACCGGCCTGAAGGCTCCCTTCTTTCGAAAGCCGTGAACACTGGCCCACTTGCCATCGGAGCTGTCATTGATGGTGCTATGCTCGGCACTGAAGATGAATACATCATCCCTCCAGTAGACCTCATCTCCATCCCGGATCCCGGCACGCTCATAGATGAGGCGGCACCGCTTTTCTTTCAGCCAGGAAAGGTTCTCCCTCTGCCTCATAATGTTCTCGGTGATGTAATCGATCTGCTTTGTGATCTCTTGGATCTCATCTGCAGGCTCATGAATTTGGTGCGTCTCCATCAGAACAATGTCTCCCTACCTTCGAGTTCAATTGTGTTGCTCACGTCCTTGAACCTTGTGTATGGCGCGTCCCAAACCAGCTCTGATCTGGCGTTCTCGTTACCATAACGGTTCTTCAGTGAAAGAATTCTAGCTTTGCCGCTGTACTTGATGACTTCCATTTCATAGCGCTCCTTCTGACTGAATTCGCCTTGGCGCTTTGACGTGGAGGCATGCGGGATCTTGGACTTGAAGACCTGCTCCGGTCTCCATATAGCTAACAGCAAATCAAGTGGCTCATGCATGCCATCACGGCCATAGATGTCTGACTTTACCGGCTCCGGATTATCACGATCCCATGACTCTGTACGGCGCTGCGCAAGCATCATACCAGCGTGGCCTGTATCCTTCAGGCCATCCCGAATGGTGATCATCATCTGACCAATCTGTTCAGAAAACATGCTTTCTTTGCCAAGGGAAATTGATTTGGCGTGGTCAATGATGGCAAGGCCCCGACCGAATCGCCGTTGAAACTTTCTCATTCGAGTGACAATTTGCTTGGCGCCCCATCCCCCCGCTTTAACAATGTCAATTGGAAGCCTCATGATGCGATCAAACTCATCCATGATACGCTTCAGTTCGGCTTCAGAAATATCGCCAGAACGCATGCGTTTGGATTCAATACCCAATCTTTGGGCAGCCAATTGCATAATGCATTGCTTTTCATCCTGCTCGTAGGAGATATAGAGGACCGGCTTGCCGAGACTTGCGGTGTGATACATCTGCTGCAGAGCCAGCGATGTCTTACCACCTGCTGAATCCAGCATGATGGCGTGGAAATTGGTGTACTGAAGCGAACCGTCAGCTGCTGAATGAAGCCCATTGAATGCCCATGGGATTTCCTCTGGAGCGCCGTTCTCTTTGGCGCTGACTATATCTTTGAAGCTTTCGTTCACGTAATGAGAGAGATCTTTGGTGTTGCCTTTGCGCTGCAACTCGGAGAGTTCTTCAATCTCATTCTCAATGACATTGGTGACCTTGATCGGAGCATCACCCTTGCCCAACATTTTCTTGACGGTCTCGCCGATCTCCATAAGCCGACGCCCGGCGAAGGAATTCCGGATCTCATAGACGCAGTCTGATAGATCGAGATCCTTGCTCTTCATTTTCAGGTGCATGCAAGCACTGAGGTATGAGATCGCATCCTGTTTGTTAGCCAACTCACCGACGCGACCAGAGACCGTGACATAGGTTACGCCCACGCCTTCCTCATCAAGATCCTGGATGATCAGGTATATCTTGGCGTGGTCAGGATCCAGAAACATCTCCGATTGGATATCGTCTACCAATTCGGTGACGTGAACATCTGTCAACAGAGCGCCAAGGATATAGCGCTCCATTTCGACCAGAGATTTATGCTTGTTGCTAGACATACTCGCTCACCTGCTGCCACACATCCAACCAGTCAGATCCCATAGGCGGTACCTCAATGGTGGTGGTGATGTTTCTTTCCCTGCACTTTTCGGCAAGGCTCTTTGCCGCTTTCAGACCTGGTGGATCCATCAGCTCATCATTCGTGGGATTGAACCGGTTCATATCGCCATCTGCGTAGATCCTGACCTCTCGAACATGGTCAGGGATATCGAGGCCGATCATTCCACTGGTGGAGAGCGCGGCCCAGACGCAATACCTGTCCTGGGTCAACGCCTTCACGCCGTAGGCTGTCTCCAGCCCCTCGGTGACTGCTATAATTGGTGTCTTCTCTGATGATAGACGGACGGCACACCCACCGGCGGGACCAAGGCCTCGCTTGATCTTCCTGCCCTCTGGTGTGAGCAAAGCCTTGCCGTCCTCGTCCAGATATATTCTCCATATCGCTCGGATCTGCCCGGCGTTGTTGGTAACGGCCGTGACCAGAGCTGGATGCTTACCCTTTGGTTCAATCTCGAGATCCAGATCAGGGATGAAGCGCAACCTCAATGGAGAGAATGATTGCGGTGGAACCTTACGACCAAGGAGATACTTCTCTGCCAGTGTGCCTTTGATTGACTGCCCTGACTTGAAAATCTCGGCCGCACGGTTTGCCCTATCATCATCCGTCTGTTCGCGCTCTCGTTCAGCCTGTAAGCGCCTTTGCTCCTGCTCTTTGCGCATTTCAGCTTCACGCTTGGGGTTCGGCATGACCTCTGGATTGCCGCCGAGTTCCTTGAGAGCATCGGAAAACGAAATCCCATTGAACTCCATCAGAAACTTGATCTGGTCACCGCTGACACCGCAACCAAAGCAATGGTACCGGTGTTCTGGATCCACACAGTGGAAGGATGGAGATTTCTCACCATGAAACGGGCAACAGCCCCACCAGTCTCCCTTTCCAGGGATTGATTTCTTTTTGTCGAACGTCACCACCTTACCGATCAGGGATGAGATCGGGTTCTGCTGTTTGACACGCTCGATTTCTGATGGAGAGTATGAGCTCACTTACTCTTGCCCCCATCTTTCAGAATGCCGCACAAGATACCTATTGGCCCTTGGTGCACACCCTTTTCATCCTTGGACAACGCGCTATCAAGCACATCGATCGGGCACCCGTATTGAAGAGCGAGAGACATAGCTATCGCGCTGTCACGCATCAGAACTTCGATGCCTGATCCAACCTTTCCTGTATTCAGGAAGATTTCGCCTGGTTCCTTGTGGTTTTTATCGTAGAAGCTGACGGTGGCATGGTACTTCAGGGTTCTTTGACCTTCAGTGACATTAAAGGTGATGACCTCAGAAGATCTTCTGGCTGGCAGTGGTCGTCTCGTCATGCTGGCGCTCCAAGATCCAGTTTGATCTGGGCACGTTTATTGTTGATCTCCCGCTGCTTCCGCTGCCTCTCCTTCTCGAGTCGTTCGTGGCCACCGGCCTTCATCCACCGCAATATACCAATTGCATCGGCCTCGTTGTCGTTTGAAGGATGGATATTGTAGCTGTTGCAGACCAGTATGACCTGTTCTTTGAGCCAGTTCCTGGACTCACCCTTGCTCAATCCCTTCGGCTTGACCGCTCCCTTGATAAAGAATGATCGCCACGAGTTGACCACGACAGCGATGGGTTCAACCAGCTTCCGGCGATAGCACCACAGCTTTACGATCGCGATCCACCCCTCGGACAGGGCCAGAGATGCAGCGCTTCTGTCAGCGTTCGGTGTTGGTGCTTCAATGACGATGCGAAGGCTGAAGTCCTTATCCAGATTGTGATCAATCAGGACATCCTCAATGCCGGCAATGAACCGAGCGTAGTATTCACCGTGAATGCCACTGTCTCCAAAGTTCCAGGATCCGAAGGTCACCTTTTTCGTGTCAGGATTCCATAAAGCCCAAGCACCACGCTTGGATGGATCTATTGCCAGGATTGGAATGTCATCAAACATCGATCTCGCTCCGCATGTAGTCAACAATCGGCAGCCGAGGGCGCTTGCTCCAGTTGAAGCCAGTCGGCCCCCACACATGCCAGATATAGTTGGTTGTTCCGCCGTTCTTGGTCCCGGGAATCCATATTAACCGGTCCATGATCTTGATTTGCCCACGGTATGACGGGCACTCGTAGAAGAGGCTCTTCCTGGTGCTGCCCATGTCATAGTCAGACGGCAACAGCAGTGCGATCACCCCATTGACCGGGCGCATGGGCAGAAGCCTCTCGATAACCGGTCCAATCAGCACGTTTAGCTTGCCATATGGTGGGTTTGAAATGATGTGGTCAAAATGCGGTGGTTCTTGCACGTCGAAGAAATCAACCGTCTTGTCGAGTGGGTACCCATAGTTCCTGACGTCATAGGCAATGACCTTGTTGCCTGCTCTGGCCAGTGGGCGACAGATGTTGCCACCACCAGCAAACGGCTCCCAGAATGTGCCTCGAATGCCAAGCCGACGGACCAGCAATTCAGCGTGGTTTTCCGGTGTCTGGTATTCGTCCGCCATCTTCTGCGGTGCTCTGATCTTGCCGTGTTTGCTCATGAATTCATTCTCTTGGGAGGGAAAAGGCCCGGGCACTGAAGCCCGGGCAAGTTACGGCAGGACAATCATCAGGCTTGATAATCATCCTCACCCGAGGTCGTATCATCCTCGGATGTCTCTTCGTCGCCAGCTTCCGGATCCTTGCCAGCTTCCTCTTCAGGTGCTTCAGGTTCCTTTTGCTCTTCAGCTTCATTCATTTTGTTGGCCAGTTCCTTGTTGATGAAAGCTGTCCCTTCATTGAAGCCGCGTTGCCATGCCTGACCATCTGCTGACCCGAGATCGTATGGGTTCTTGGCACTGGAGCGCATGGCACCAGCGGTAAAGCCCTTGTCGTAGGCGATCTCATCCGACGGAGCGCGGTCACCACGGAACATATCGAACTGTCGGCCGAGTTCATGGCCGGTCGCGCGCGCCACCCACAATTTCATCTCCAGATCTGCAATGATCTCGGCTGCATCCCCATTGCGGAGACGTTCCGCGAATGCGAATGCACCATTCGGGATCTGAAATGTTGAAGCGCGTTTGTAGATGTCCTTGATATTGGTGTCCGCCGTGGCACGGTCGCTCATCTGCCCACGGTATTCGGTTAGCAGTTTGTAGAACTGCTGGTTTCTGAGTTGCTCATCTTCTGTGAGCTGGTTGTGTCCCAACATAGGTTTTCCTTTCAGGGGGTTGTAGTCCGACGCTTTCTTGCCTCGGGCTTTAGGGTGTTGAACTCGCGGTGATATGCACACAGGGTGCTCTTCGGATGACATGGTGATCCGCACACACTCATGTCATCGACCTTGATATTTGGATCATCTCCCCACAGTGGTTGGGAGCAATACTTGCCGCTTTGGTGTTCCATGAAATCAAGATATGGCATTGATGTTCTTGGAGCCTCGAGCTCCGTAACAACCTTGCGCCTCTGCAGTCCTGGATCGTGCTCCCTGCTGGCTTTCTTACGGACGATGTTGCCGGCATGCAGACGTTGCTTCTTCTCTTTGGGCTTTGCTTTTGGCTGCGGACCTGGCTTCGGTGGCACCACCGGATTGCTGGAAAGCATTTTTCTTACAGCTGCCGACCCACCCATACGGTGCATCCACCCAATGACTGCGTTTCTGGAAGCAACCTTGATTTTGTTGGTGTGCAGCTTGTTGCAAATCACCGACGCCGGATCTCCCGGGTGGCAGAAATCGACGAGAGCCTGAAGACGCTCTTGATTCCCCATACTCTTCCAGTCACGCCACACAGTCATAGGCCTTGCTCCAGTATCATTGTTGCTATGGAGCAGGCGGACTCAGAGATGAACCGATCGACGGATTTCCTATCGATCTCGGCCGCAGTCGTTACCTGGGCCCACTCTTCAGCGGTGAAAAGGTCACGGAATTTGGTTTCATGATTGCGATCTGGAACGCGCTTGAGGATTTCAATCGCCCTTGCCTTGCCTGGTAACTTCCGGATCACCCCACGGTTGGTCAAAGCCGAAATTATTCTATAAACGCCGCTCTTTGATCTCAAACCCAAAGCTTCGGCGATTTCGTCATACGATGGCGCCACCCCATATGAAGAGGCGACGTAATTCTGGATGAATAACGCGCAATCGTATTGTGCTTTTGTGAGCCCCATCATTTTGAAGCTCCGGTACGGTTGGAGATACCCGCTTTGCGGTACGCAATCTCAATACGCTGGCACGCCAGTTTAATGGCGGACCTGATCAACCGACCGAGTGATTTTATGAGCCGCATCGTGCCCCCTCAGTCGTGCTAGTAATTTATCGTTGTCGGAAATCCGCTTGACCTGCTCTGCGTTCAAGTCCTCGAGTGCAGTGCATAAGCGGTGGTAAAGATGGAGATGGACAGTGGCTGGCTCTCCGTGGAAAACCTTCTTCAAGAAACTGCCAAGCTTGTACTTCCTGGAGATCCTATGGATGGCAGTGCCTTTGGTTCTGTGAACAATCTGACCGAGGGCTACAACCTCAACCGCTATGTTGTGAGAAGCGGCGTATGCGCCTGCTGTGGTCTTGAGATCTAAGATTTTCACAATCGACTCCCTTTCGTTTCCCTGATTCGGGAAGGAATTTCACACACCAGCGCTTTCATCCTTGGTACCCTCGCGGCCAAGGTCAGCTATGTTGATCTCGAAGAAGTCTCCATATCCAAGCTCAAACGCTCTGCCGTCTGGCAGTTTGGATGCTTCCTCAATGATCTTCTTGAACCGGCGCTGCGGGATCAGGTCTCTATCGAGCCACCCCTGGACAACCGAAGGGATAATCCCAAGGACACGCGCCATTTCTGCCTGGCCGCCGAATTTGCGAACGATCCTCTTGGTAGGGGTTTCAACAATCGTTTCTGATTGCTCGTGAATAGTATTTTGCACGGTGTTCTCCTTCGTTGAGGACAAGTCATACGCATAAAACGTATTTTGTGTCAACGTGGAAAACGTAACAAAAAGAAATGATACTCAAAAAATGGTCGCAGAAGCAGCATTGATAGCCGATAAATTCCGGGCACTTAGAAAGCGTGCAGGAATGACTCTATCTGGACTTGCGAAAGCCATGGGATACCGAAACGGATCCAGCATTCAGAGGTATGAGGATCCTGATTTGTATAAGAAGAAATACTTGAGTTTCGAAATATGCGAAAGACTTGCAGGTGCCATAGTGGGGCTCGGTCATCCTGCAATAACCAAAGATGAAGTGTTCGAATTGGCGGGTATCACCCACGAGCCAACAGAGAACGCTATAATCATTGGAAGTGTGGGACGCTCTAAAGAGTTGATGCCAGTGTTTGGAAAGGCACAAGGTGGACCTGATGGAGCGATAGTATTGGATGGCAATCCAATCGATCAAGTGAGTAGACCAATGAATCTTCTAGGAATTGTAGATGCGTACGGGGTTCTGGTAAGTGGTGATTCAATGCATCCAAGGTACAGAGATGGCCTTGACATGCTGCACGTTGATCCTCGGATGAGGCCGCGAAAGGGTGACTTCGTCGTCGTCCAAATTTCACAGGGTGAGAATGAGATGCCCATTGCGATGGTTAAAGAGTATGTCAGGCAAACCGCCGACGGACTCTTGCTTCGACAGCTCAATCCTGAAGGGGAATTAAAACCTATTCCAAACGACACAATCATTGCGGTACACGTTGTGGTTGGGTCTTCGAATTATGACGGGGCACCCACCTTCAGGTGACTTTTCGCCTCGCGGTTTTGCATTTTTACCACCTGATAATAGGTGCAAAACACTAGGCTTGAATGGAATCTGTATGTAATTCCTGAAATGTTTTCCAAACAAGGTGAGGGTTCAACAGAACGCAGTAATCCCTACCACCCTGGAGTTACCAGGATGATGGGGTACTGCGATTCCAAACACGGAGCCGGGCCCTGGAATACGCATCCACGCAGACACCATATGACGGGTCTTTACCTTCGCGCTTCATGCTGTGATTTCTATCGGCTTAGGATCGCCTCAATGAGCCGGGTTCACAGTCCCGTTTCCGTTGCTCATGTCCCTCTGGTTTTCTTCTGACCAGCCAGCTTGCCAACCCGGATCTCCGGAGTACATCTTGCGATCGATCCACCTTGGCACCCTACCAAGCCTGCAATCCAGAACTACCAGATTACCGCCGGGCGATTCGTTTCCGAAGTCGCATTCGCAAGACGTCTGGTATTGATCGCGGAGGGCATTTGGTGTAGGAAGACAGCGTCGACACTACATCTGGTCCTTCCGCCAAGAAACACCAGATTATTCAGGCCTCGCACCACGTCCCGGGTGCGGGGCCATTTCTTTTCATACACCCAAAATGTTTTTCACGTCAAACACTTATACGTTTTTTGCGTTTTCTTATTGACAATACGTTTTTTGCGTATAGGTTCCAGCCACTGAAGCGATGCGGTTATTCGTTTCGAAACTTAGTGGTGGTGAGCGTAATTTTTGCCTGGTTCCAGGTGTCACCGCCAGATTTGCGAGGACACAAACAATGGAACAATCACTAGGGACCATCCTTGATCGCGCAACACAAGCGGAAGCCAGGGATGAGATGAGGCAGAGCCTCAACGACGCTCACGAGATGGAAATCTCTCTTGCCGAACAGGTTATGGCCAATGGGCCACTCGCCACAGTCGAAAGACTACGGGACTTCAATCATAAACTGATCAAGACAGCTGAAAGCAAGCTCCAACGAGCTGAAGCTGCCGCCAGGGTCAACTTAGACAACCTTTATGACCAGAAGGAATCATTCCTGGTGATGATGGAAGCTGAGATGTCTCAGATCCGCGAGACAGCGGATAAACGGATCGACGAGATCCGCGCAAGCCTCAATTCACACATGCTGGATCTCGATGCCAAGGCAAAGCAGGTCGAAAATGACCTGAAGAACGACCGGAAGGCACTGCAGAGGCAGATAGCAGCCAGCCGCTCCTACCTTGAGGCCATCGCTGAAGACGTATCTCTAAAGGAGTCGTCGAATGGCTAATGTTGAGAAAGACCCGACGCTAATTCACGCGCCGGGAATTTACCTTGGCATGGGCGAGGAAGAGTACCATGCCGACATGGCTCTTGGATCCACAGATCTGAAGCTATTGGCCAAGCGCCCATGGGTTTGGCAACGCGGCCGCATGAGGCCATCTACACGCAAGGTTACGGAAGACATGAAATGGGGTACCGCCCTGCATGTTCGAGTCCTTGAGGGCAAAGAGGTCTTTGAGACCAGATACGAAACCAAACCGGTGCCCGAGGATTTCGGCAAGGTTGGTACGGAAGTCCTGGTCACTGTTGATCACCTTAAAGACTTCCTGAAAACACGCTCAGCTACAACCAGCAAGATGCGCAAGGGTGAATTGATCGACGCGGTCAAGACATACCTGGATCATCCGATCATCTTCGATGATGAGATGGAAAAATGGCTGGCCACCCCGAGGGTGAACCCAGACTTTGCCATTGATCCTGATAAAATGTTGGAGATTGAAGACTCAGTCTTCTTCCTGGAGAGCGACGAGATCCTTTCGGCCATCATGACTGCCGGTTCACTCACCGGTGGAGCGGCAGAGGTCAGTGTTTTCTATGAGGACCGTGGCGTTCGCCGGAAATTCCGTCTGGACTATGCCATCCCGCCTATTGGCAGCCTCACCTGCGCCACCATCGCTGACTTGAAATCGTTTGCGCAATTCCGTGGGCCCAACAGTGAGGAAGCCGCGCTCCATACGCTCGTCATGATGGATTATGACATCCAATGCATCGACTACCTGAATGGCTTTGAGCGTGGGCGCTTGCTCCAGCATGAGGGCAAGGTGTTCGGCAATGTGGACGGCAAGTGGGTCACCAACAAGGAAGCCCCTATCGAACCGTTCGAAGGATACACCGAGAAGCTGTTCCAGGCCGAGGAAATCCAGTGGCTTTGGATCATGGTCCACAAGGATGGTGGGTTCCAACCAGTCACGCTCGTATTCCGCAGGGACTACCCTGAGTACGCTTCAGACCAGCACTTCGGAGAGATTGAACAGCTGTGTTCTGACGGCATCGAGAACTATCTCGAATACATGCAGAAATACGGGCCGGATGTTCTTTGGCCTGCCCCTTCCAGGGTTCCGTTGCTGGTCACCGGAGCCGTTCTCCCAACTTACAGGAATAGATGATCATGAACGACCAAGACAACGTAGAAATCCTGCCTCGTGAGGAAGCATCGTCGAGCAGCCTTGTTTCCAAACTCGAACGTGCCGGCATCGAAACCCAGATCGCCACGGCCAAGCAATACCCACGCTCAATGGTGACTGTGAAGAAACGCATCACCGAGTTGGCCACACTGGATGATGAGTCCGCTAAGGATTCCATCTACGCAATCAAGAGAGCAGGCAAGGTTATCAAAGGTCCATCAATCAGGTTCGCCGAGATCCTGAAACAGGCCTTTGGTAACTGCAGATCCGGTTCCCGGGTTGTCGAGACCAACAAGGAAGAAGGTTATGTCGAGGCCGAAGGCGTCTTTCATGACCTTGAGACCAACTCTGCCACAACCAAGCGGGTGCGCCGGAACATCCTGACGTCCAAAGGTGAGGTCTACAGTGCTGACATGATCAACACGACAGGCAATGCGGCATGCTCCATTGCCCTTCGTAATGCGGTGCTGGACTCGGTGCCTAAACCACTCTGGAGAGAGGCTTTCGAGATAGTCGAGGCCATTGTTGCCGGCAATGTCGAGACCCTTTCAGAGAGGCGCGACGCGATGGTCAAGTCCTTTGCCATCTGGGGCATCGGACCAGAGCAAATCACTGCCTACATGGGCAAAGAAACCATTGACGACCTGGTTGGTGAGGATCTGGTGATCCTGACTGGTGTTCACTCGTCCATCAAGAACGGTGAAGAGACGGTCGAGTCCGTTTTCTATCAGGCGAACCGTGTTGCAGCCAAAAACAACCGCTCCAATCCGTTTGCTGGCGCCAAAGAGGAAGCCCCAAAGACAACCGAGAAAGTCAAGGTCGATACCGATAAGGCCGAAGAGAAAAAGCCAAAGGAAGAGATCTGGATGGAGACCGTTCAGGACTTCTCTGACCACCTTTGGAAGGCTGCTCGGACGAAGGAAGATCTCGCAGCTGAGATCGACCAGTTCAAGGCTGATCACATGGCAGGAAAGGTTGCTAACAAGAATGTTGCTGGAGCAATCCATGATGTTGAGCAGATCCACCTGACCAGGGTGACCGCTGAAGATCCCGAAGGCGCTGATGAGTTGGCCAGAATTGATCTTGCCAACATCGATCTCGAAAGCCCGGATGCATTCGATGTCGAGGGATGAGGTCAAGCCAGGAAGCATTGTCACACCTAAGAACGGGCGGCGATTTCGCGATGGATTGCCGCAACTGACAGTGCTTCGCATCGCTCGTGAGCACGTTCATTTCAAGGAAGACGTGCCGTCCATCAGGATGAAATTTCTGATGGAGATAGCGACGGTGGTGGAGCCGCAAGATGCCCCACTACCACCAGCCATAAAGCGCAGACACGACATCTCCCCGAAGGAATTCCTGGCGATGGCGGCAACGGCAGCCAAGATCTACGGCGTCGGCATTGATTTGCGTGATCAGACAAACGCGGCCGCAGCAATGCGAGAGGAATTGGAGTGGGGTCATGAGTGAATTTAACACCATACGGGTGATTGATCTGGAGACAACCGGATTCCCCAACGAGGACGGTCGCATCTGTGAGGTTGGCTGGACCAACATCATTCAGAAAGACGGCACTCTGTCCATCGGAGACACCAGTTCAATCATCTGCAATCCCGGTGTTCCCATGCCCCCACAGGCATCAGCAGTGCACCATCTGCTTGACCAGGATGTGTCAGGCGGCATTGAGCCTATCGAGGCGCTGAAGCAATGCCTGACCGGATGCGACTTGATTGTCGCCCATCAGGCTGATTTCGAGAAGGCCTTCATTGAGGTCGATCGCCCATGGATTTGCACCTACAAGGTTGCCCGTCGACTGTGGCCAGACTGCCCGTCATTTACCAACCAATACTTCAGGTACTTTTTGAACCTGAAGGTGGACCCAGAGGCCGCCATGCCACCACACAGGGCAGGTCCGGACTCCCATATCACCGCATACATCTTCACAGAGTGCGCCAAGAAACTTTCATTGCAAGAGATGGTGGACATCTCACTGGTCACCGCCCTGCAGTACCGTTGTCATTTCGGGAACAAGCACAGGGGCAAGACTTGGGAAGAGATCGCCTACATCGACAGGGAATATCTTCAGTGGATCGTCGACAAAGTCGAAGACAATGAAGAGGTCCGTTACGCAGCCAACTACTGGCTCAGGAGGGGCAGATAATGGACTCCTACACCTTTGCATTCTGGCTCTACATCTTCGGCTTCACCAGACAGGCTGTCGATTGCTTCAGAAACATCGACATGATCGAGGATCCACTCGAAGACACCCTGATTTTTCTTGGTGTCGGGCCCCGCTTTGGCGATGCGATCATCGGTATGTTGATAGCATTCCTCTGTTTCATTTGGCCGGTGATTGCGATCATCGAGTTCGTTGAATTCGTTCAAGATAACGGAGGCGACGATGAGCGTTCCTGAATATCCCCTTCACTGGCCGGACTCCATGGCCAGGACGACGAAGAAAGCCAACTCACAGTTCAAGACAAGCCTGACAAAGGCATTGGGCAACGTGAGGGACTCCCTGCAGCGTTTTTCAAACGACACAGGAAAGAAATTGGATGAGCTCTCGATCTCTTCGAACGTCACCCTCGGCAACCAGCGTCCAACCGACACCGGTGTAGCTGTCTGGTTCATATGGGATGGCATGCAGGTCTGCATCGCAGTCGATCGATACCCAAAGGTCGAAGATAACCTGCAGGCAATCCATCACGTCATTGAAGCACGGCGAACCGAGATGCGGCACGGCGGCATTGAGATTGTCCGGGCAACATTCAAAGGTTTCCAGGCACTACCGGCGCCAGGCAAACGCCCATGGAGAGCGGTCCTTGGCATCGCTCCAGATGTTTCGGTCACCATGGATATGTTGAAGCACTTTTACAGGTCGGCAGCAAAGGTTGCCCACCCGGATTCAGGTGGCAGCGCGTCTGCCATGCAGGAAGTAAACGCCGCCTACCAGGAAGCAAAGAAAGAAATAGGAGCATAACCATGATCATTTTTGAAAACGACGGGCTGATCAACGAACGCGCCATCCGCACCTTCGGCGTCAACGTGAAAGAGAACGACAGCGCCATTGGTTATTTCGGCACCGGCTTGAAGTACGCGATAGCCATCATCCTGCGTGAGGGTGGATCCATCACGATCTATCGCGGCCGTAGAGCTATCAACTTCCAGACCAAGAAATCAGTCATTCGCGGCAAGCAGTTCGGGATCATCACCATGGACGGCCAAGAGCTTGGGTTTACCACCGATCTCGGCAAGGATTGGGAAACATGGATGGCCTTCAGGGAGTTGTACTGCAATGCCAAGGACGAAGGCGGCAGCACCTACAGCACCGGAGAGAAAACGGCCGGTGAAGAAGGTAAGACCCGCATTGTGGTTACTGGCGCTGGCTTTGAGGAACATTGGAACAACCGGCATAAGATCTTCCTGGCCACTAAGCCGATGGAAACCGTCCATGGCGTTGAGATCCACAGTGGCAAGTCCGACTTTGCCTACTACCGTGGCATCCGTGCGCTGAAGCTTTCACGCCCAAGCCTCTACACCTATAACATCGTTGAGAAGATGGAGCTGACAGAAGAGCGGCAGATAAAATATCCGCACTATATGGACACCCACCTTCTCTTTGCTGCTTTGGATACAAGTTTAGAGCGGTACCTCTGTGACTTCCTGACAGCGAAGGAAGAGTATCTCGAGGCACACGTATCGTTCCACCATTCATCGAGTAAACCATCCGACCTATTCATGAAAGTGGTCAGCAGGTTTCGCGATGAGAAGATGGCATTCTCTGAAAGTGCGAGGACGCTTTTTGTCAAGTATGCAGAGCGCTATGCCGGATCCGGCAATGACTTGGTATTCCAGGCAAACTTCATCCAAAAGCAAACGATCTACAACGCAGTTAAAAAAATCAACAAGCTTGGATTCCCCGTCACCGAAGGCGAGATCCGATGCGTCTCCGATATCCATGGCGACTATGACTATCGCCTCAGCAATGGCGTGATCAATCTCCATCAAAGGTGTCTCAACTACAAGGATGCCCACCTTCAGACGGTTATCCTGCGTGCATACTCAGAGATGATGGCTCCGTCAGGTCTGGCATGGCTTGCTGCCATGGTGATCACTGGAGATCTGACCGAGGCAGAAATCATAGCCAAGGGCCCAGAGGAAGACGCTGCTTAACCATGGCCATCCAATTTACTCAGACTGATGTGAAGAGCGAAGCGTTCTCGGTTGACAAGCCGAAACGTAAGACCCGCGGCAGGCCGCAGGAGAAGAACGACAAGCACCGCGTATGGGTCAAGTCTCTTCCATCAATCATTACCGGCCAAAAGGGAGCGGTGGATCCTGCTCATATCTCCCGGGCGGACCAATCGGCCGGTAAGCCCGGGCGAGGGAAAGGCAAGAAGGTGGATGACATCTACATTGTTCCCCTCGCCCGTCACCTTCACGAAGAAATCGGACTCATTGGAGAGCCCCGGTTTGAAAAGAAATACGGCTTGGACCTGGTCAAGATGGCACAGGGATTTGCACTCAACAGCGGCGACGATGATGCGGCAATGAACATCATCCGCTGGAGTGTAAAGGCTGCTCAAAAAGCGAGGAAGTCATGAGCGACAAAAGGAAAAAACGCAGCAGATCCGGAGCAAACACGACCTGCTTCTATTGCGGCAAGAAATTGCGGGGCCAGAAGGGCCTCAAACATCACACACTCAACGAGCACCCTGGTCAGGAGATCAAGGAAATGCCGAAGGAACCAACACAATGATCAACCGTGCATTTGGAAGAATGGAAATCGTTTGCGATTCCTGTGAGGACGAGACCACAAAGAGCTACAGCACCGATGATTTTGACATCATGGTTGCCGACGCCAGATCGTCCGGATGGGTGATCCAGCCCGTTGATGGTGGCGCCTATCATCACACCTGCCCTGATTGTCAGCGACAGTTCCACCGTAAGGCCAAGCCAGACACAAACCGTATGGTTCGGGCTGGATCCTACAAGAACCGCATGAATATGGTTGCGGTTCTGGCCACTGCCATCAATCTTGCCACGTTCTCACCCGCTCCAGCAGCTGACTATCTGCTTTACAACGGCTTGGGATCTGCATTGCCATTCGTCGGCCGCGGGATGCGGCAGATCAAGTCCAAGATGATTGATGCAGGCTTTGAGGCCCGGGAATTCGCCTACCTGACACCACTCGAGGCCAACTACATGGCCTGGTACCACGCCCAACACTTCTGCGATCTGCACCTGGAAGGAAAATTGACGCCGCCAATGGTTCTCGGTGGTCATTCCTACGGTGGTGAGATCATCGCCAAGATGGCGCGTCAGTTCCAGAAGTGCGGGATCTCGGTGGACTATATGTTCTTCATCGACACGCCAATCATCTGGCCGATCGGGGATAATGTCGATCACATCGACAACTTCAGGGCAGGTTTCTCCATCCTCAACGGCCGTGTGAATCTGCAGGACGGTGTTGATGTTCCAATCCATGAGTTCACCTATCCAACCGGTCACGTCACCGTGTCCTGGCTTGATACCGTGCACCAACGGATCCTTGAAATGGTTGAAGGCTTGGGAGATGCGCAATGACGGGCAGAATTCGAAGCATCACGACAGGTGTTCCACTCAATCAGTCCAGTTCGTCAAAGTTCTATCGAGTCGGCGCAAATGGAGTGAGTAAGATCGTCGTTCGTGATGACAGGAACCTAACTTGGTTCGATGTTTATCAGGGGGATGACCTTTCTTACTCAGCAAACGCCCTCTGGGTGGCTGAAGTTCAATGGGAAGGCGCGTTATGACTTGTATCGTGGGAATTAGAACGGAAACCGGTGTGATGCTTGGGGCTGACAGTCTTTCAGGCAGCTATCATGGCGACAAGCAACTTGTTCACACGGCAAAACTCGTCACCAAGAAAACAAGAACGGTTCATGGCGTCAGTCATGAAGTTCTTATGGGCTTTACCACCAGCTGGAGAATGGGAAACATCCTTCAGTTCATGGATGATCTGCCACCACTTGATGGTGACGTGGAAAAATGGTTGGTCAAGGAGTTCGTACCGCTCATCAGAACAACATTCAAGGATGAGGGCTACCTGACGATAAACAACGGCGTTGAGTCCGGTGGAAACTTCCTCATCGGCGTGAACGGTGTACTGGCTGAGATCCAGGGCGATATGTCGGTACTCATTCCGCGTGACCGGTACAGTTCTGTTGGGGCTGGAACTTACATTGCGATCGGCGCCATGCATACGGCCACTGCTCTGAAGCAAGGTGACAAAGAGATCCTGATGGCAGGACTGTCGGCCGCAGAGGCCTACAATCCACTTGTTTCCGGACCATTTTACTTCATCAAATCGGACTCTGCAAAAGGATCAGGGAAATGACCGACCTTGACAAATTAGCCAGTGAGTATGTTGATCAGGCCACCATCCTGAGTCGCATGCCCTGGCTGACTGCCAAGCGCATGTCGGCGTTGCGTAGTTCTGGTCTTCGTTTCATTCGCGGAAAGAAGGATACCTTCGTCTACCGGCTCAGCGATGTTCACGCTGCGTTGGAGGATGAGCTGTGTTCAGAGAAGACAACAGATTGTGGGAATACCTTGGGAGATGGATCGGCCGAGTCGATGGAACAGAACGGCTCTATGAGTTCTGGTATGAGCCCGGAAGAAGAATTACTCGCCGCCGAACACTTGGAACAACAGATCTAGCGGAAGCCAAACGCCGCTTGGTCGAACGAGCGACGAAGAAACCAACACAAGCAGGAACACCGGACTTTGTGACAATGGTAGCAGTACAGGTATCATATTTGGAGAACCATCTGGCCGGCCGCCCGGCAGAGAAGGACGCGCGACGTGCGTTTCGCAATGTCAATGCGTTCATGAAGGCGAGATCTCCACGCAATGCAGCCTATCGAGTATCCGAGTTCGATCTGATTGCGCAACGGGAATTCATACGGCAGCAAAACCGATCACCAAAGACAGTCTCAACAGAGCTGATCTATATTTCATCCGCCATCAAGTGGGCCGCCCAGGACCAGATCGTTGATGATGGTGCAGGTGAGCGGCAGATCCGCATACTCACTCACCCTATCACTGTGACCTGTGGCCCGGTTGACGTGGCAAAGATCATGGATGCTCCGGACCCGAAGCGGAGAGAATGGATCCCGGAACCATCGCAACTGTTCTCATTCATCCAGTCCATACGGAAGCACGAGATGGCCTTCCGAATGACCGTGATACTGCTCAATACATGGTGCAGGAGACAGGTGGCTTTCGATTTCCACGATGGCATGGTCAACCGACAGCTTGGCGTGATCGATTTGAACCCTGAAGGACGCCGGCAGACCAAAAAGCGCCGACCGATTATAAGGCTCACCAGGAACCTTTCCGGATACATGGACCAATGGGGTGGAGGGACACCTGTTCGCTCACACACGGCTCAGCATTCAGAGATTACAGAGGCATTTCGCGATACCGCTCGATCTTTGCAACTGGATCTCCTGACACCGCATGTTTTGCGACACTATTGCGCGACACGCGCCAGATCATTTGGAGCCCCGGCTGACGAGATCTCCGAGTGGCTTGGGCACCGCAGGCAAGGAAACACCGGGATATACCTGCACATGGATCCTGACTGGCTGGTGAAGACCAGGAATGCGACGGATGAAATAGTAAATGAAGTTGGACTTTGAAAGGAAATAAGATGCCAATTAGAACAGCTACCTTCAATTTTAAGGACAACAATTTTGTTGTTGTAAAATTCGACGATCAGACATGGTGGCGCTTGCGAAATGTCGGAGAGGCCTACACCGAAAGCGGATACTTTGCTGGAGTGTCAGATGAGCAACTCAAAAAAATAACTGGCATCGAAGATGTTAAGTCACTCACCAAGAACCAGAGTGAATTACACTTATCCAAAACGCCTGGCAAAAAAGATAAGTACATTTCTGAAATCGCTCTATGCCAAGTCTTGTTGAAGATATTCAGGAACGGGATGCCTGATCTTTCAGACCTTATAAAAAATGCAGAATTGGCTCTCGAATCGGACGAAGCCTCAGAGATAGACCCCACTCATAACATATTGCAAAGAATAGAGGCTCTCGAACGAGAGGTCTGGAAGACGCCGCAGGAAATAAACAACGGATGATAGAAGGATTCAACTATCTCCACTCAATTAAACTCGCGACCAAGAACTTGGTCGCAAATTGGTCGCAGTTTATCCTTTGTACGCAGTTGTTCTCATTCATTCTCAGGAGAGAAACCTTGAAATCATTCAATAAATCTATTCCGCAAGCCATGCCGACACGTAGCGCACTCGCCTGGGGGGCGAGGGGTCGCAGGTTCAAATCCTGCCGTTCCGACCATCTTTTCAAACACTTATCCAATTACGGGATTATCCCATATTTGCCGAACTTGGTCGCACCTTGGTCGCAGGTGAGAACATGAACGCTCCCCTGAAGACGATCGACATAGATTCATTCGCTGGTGGCGGTGGCGCTGCGCAAGGCATCTTCATGGCGAAGGGTGTGGCACCTGCCATAGCCATCAACCACAATGAGACTGCTCTTGCCATGCATGCGGCCAACCATCCTGAGTGTATCCACCTGGTGGAAAACATCTGGAAGGTGGAGATCGAAACCCACACCAACGGCAAGCAGGTTGATATTCTGTGGGCATCTCCGGACTGCCGGCATTTCTCCAAAGCCCGGGGCGGGAAGCCAACCTCAAAGTCTGTTCGTGGCCTTGCCTGGTCGATCGTCCGGATGGTCCACGATCTCGGCCGCAAACGCCCTATGAAGATCTTCCTGGAGAACGTCGAAGAGTTTCTGACATGGGAGGACTTTGATGCCTGGTCGAAAGAGCTGCGCCGGTACGGATACAAGATGGAGCACCGGGATCTACGGGCATGTGACTATGGTGCTCCGACAATCCGCAAGCGCCTATTCATTGTCATGCGCCGAGATGGCAAGCCAATCAAATGGCCAGAGCCAACACATGGTGCACCGGACAATCCTCTCGTTATCTCCGGAGATCTCCAGCCATGGAGAACTGCGGCCGAGATCATCGACTGGTCAATACCTTGCCCATCTATCTTCGACACCAGCGAAGAGATTATGGCTAAGTATGGAGTCCGCTCTATCAGGCCACTAGCTGAGAACACACAGAAGCGGATTGCAGCCGGCATCATGCGGTATGTAATCAATGCCCAAGAACCGTTCTTTGTCAGCTATGGGCAGCAGGGTGGAGCCAACAGATCTGCATTTGATCCCATGCACACTGTGACGGCATCTGCGAAGGACACGAACTGCATCGTGACGCCTACTCTGGTAAATGTAGCCAACAGCAAAACAACCGGCAGAGGGCCAAATACTTGGTCAGTAAATGAGCCTGTTCGGACAGTTACATCAAACCCCGGATTTGCCGTCATCTCCCCTCAATTAATCCAGATGGGATATGGAGACAAACCTGGGCAAAAGCCGCGTGTGCTGGATACAGGAAAGCCTCTAGGAACCATCACGGCACAAGGCAACAAGTTCGCTTTGGTCGCCGCATTCCTGGCTCAACACAATACCCAGAGATCCGGAGTAAACCCTGGCCGCCGTGTCGATGCCCCGATGTCAACCATCACCGGCCGCGGGACACAGCAACAGGTGGTTGCCGCTCACATGATCAACATGAAGGGCGTCAAGCGGAGTGCCTATTCGATCGAGCAGCCGCTCACCACCATCTGCGCAAGCACTGTCCATGCCGGCGTGGTGGCAGCGTTCCTGACCAAATACTACGGCACTGACCAGGATCCGGATCTCCGCGCACCACTGCACACCATCACCACCAAGGATCGCTTCACGCTTGTCGTGGTTCACATCAATGGTGACCCCTATGTCATGACGGACATTGGTATGCGGATGCTGACGCCCCGGGAGCTGTTTCTCGCCCAGGGCTTTCCACCAAACTACATCATCGATAGCGGTGCCGACGGGCGTGTGATCACCAAGACTGAACAGATCCACAAGTGCGGCAACTCTGTACCGCCGCAACTGGTGGAAGCAATTGTGAGGGCGAACCCATGACCTCTATCGACACAAACTGGAAAATCAAAAAAGTCTACTCAGATCCCGCCAGGTACAAAGACTCCGTTCGGTTCGGTATGGTGACCAGCAAGCGCATTGCCGAAGTCGCCAACAGGGCCCTTGAAGAATCCTGGAAGGAGGATCTCGAACGACACAAGGCCAACACCCCTATCCTTGATGGCAACAGGATAAAGCAGAAGAAAATTGTGGATCTCATGGCAGACATCGGCATGCCCAAGAATTACCGGAAGCCAAAGAAATCACGATCCATATACACAAAATACGAGACAGTTGAGGCTGGATATATATCGGATATGAAACGTGAGTTTCCGATCAGCGATGGGTTCGAATTGGCAGAGTGTCGATACAATGAGCTGAAGAATACCTTTGATGCCTACGCGGCACAGGCTGAAGTGGATGCCGAACAAGATGCGAAGCTTCGAGAACAGGTCCAGAAGAACGAACTCGACCGGCAGTTCAAGGAACAGCAGAAGGCGCAGCTCATTGTCCGGTACGGACTCGATGAAACCAGATTGTGGGATTGGGATGACATCCTCAATGAATTGAGGACCAAAGACCAGCGCCTGGATCTCGCTGTTGCCATGCTCCTGACACGCGGCGACTGGAGCCAAGGTTATTATCGTGTCTCTGACGCCATGAAGCGCTTCACTATCAGGGATGATACCGACAAGGAAATCATCACCGACATCGTCAGTTGCTTTGATGGTGATGATTGTGACGGCCGGGTCTTCAGAGACACCACCTGGAATTACGACAGACTATTCTCTGAAGCTGCCGACAAGCAGCTCTCAGAGGATATTCAACTGGCGATTAGCAATGGAGATGGGGAATGACCTACGACTGCAAATTCAAAATCCACCAACCTGTATGGAAAGCCACAGGCGACTACCAGCTGCCCGGGAAGGTGATCTCATCCGGAAGCACCGGGAATGGAAAGACGATGTACTGCGTCGAGCACCCGTTCGGGTTCACACACAACTACCGTGAACCAAACCTGGTCGCACTGACACCCGAGCACACAGAGAACTTCAGGGACCAACTCTGCAGGATGTTTAACCTTGTGAAAGCAGAAGACGTCTGATGCCTGAAGGAAAATACACCGTCCAGTTCATGAAGTCCTTGAACGCAGCCCTCAAGCTGAAGCAGCTGATGCTGGAGAAGGGCGTCACCAGTGGCAGGAAGAAGTGCACCCAATGCGATGGCATGACTCATGGGCGCTTGATTGGTCCAAAGAAACATATGCGGTTCTGGTGTGATGGACCATGCAAAGCCGAATTGATGGAATGATCCCATGTCACCACATGACAACTGGCCAGCATACGTGGCGATCTCGATCCTTGAATGGGATTATTTCCGCATGTTTGAAGACTACAAATTTCACGTCACCGAGAAAAACACGATGCCGATCGTGATCTCGGACAGCCCACAGATCTTTCTACCTTATGATATCTACAATGCTGCCAATGAGGGCAACGAGAAGGCGATCGACATATGCCTGGAGATATGTGCGCTCTTCAATAACATTCACAACGTCAAGAAGAAGCTGAGCTGATCGTGGTGAATTTGAAAATTAATTAATAATCCAAAACGTAACGTGGCCGCCGTGACCAAGAACTCAACCAGAGTTGTAAGAATGATCCGCCATCTCCGGAACACCAGGGATGACTTCGGGTACATCTTCACACACGGCGGGTGCTATCAGCTCTACCTGATGATCAAGGCGATCTATCCTGAGGCTGAGGCTTACTACTCTCATTCCGAAGGACACGTCTACACATGGCTTGGCGAGTTCTTTGTGGATATCACCGGCGAGATCCTGCCGCCCAATGATGTGGTCAAGATGGATGCAAATCTACACAGACGCGCGCGCGACTGGCGGGTCAATGGTGAAGCAACCAGAATGTAGACACAAAAAAACCGCCCCACCGGTTAAGGCAGGGCGGTAAAATCAAATCGACTTAGCGATTACTGAGCGATGGTGAAGTCCAGATAGTATTCCTTCCCAACTTCGAACTGCTTTGCAGCATCTCCGTTGATGGTTCCCATAGTGAAATCACCCCATGGAGTGAACTTGAAAAACCGATCGTTCTCTTCGCTCCCGGAAGTGACCGGCTGGAACTTTAGTGAAAATCCACCCTCGTTCTGGTTCTTCTCGATGCATTTGAATTTCGCTCTGACCATTATTGTTCTCCTTATCAGTCAGGTTTCCCTCTGGCGATATTGCCAGAGATTTGTGAATTGCTTCTGTCTACTTCAGACCAGGGAATTGCTCCGGTTCGTAATCAGTCCAACATGCGACCTTCGGCCCGGTGAACTTTGGCGGGTAACCATCTGGATAAAGCGTCCACCTGGTAGTGGCGCATTTCTCACCAGGCGGGAACGGCCAAACCGTGCACTGTGTTGCGGGATCCTTCAGGTTCATCCACCAGCTGACCAGACGAAGTTTATGAATAGGTGGAAGCTTGGATTGCTTCGAGTACCCGGAGCTGTAGCCGAATGCACTGCAAAGAAACTCATTGTCTGCGGTCTTCACCACGACATCCCAATCACCAGCGAATGGCTCCGGCCAGTTGATTGATCGATCGATATACATCTGAGGGTCATCGTTCTTCCACCCGCTTAGGATGTGGACCTGTCGAACATCCATAAAGGCTTCAACAGGAACGTCTGCTCTGCGCTTTTTCTCCTTGATCTCTTCCAGTTGTGCCTGGAGTAACCGGTGTTCCTGAATACTCTTGTAGGTGTACTCAACTGTAAGAAAGAGGACAAATAAAACCGCCAATACCTTCAGCGGTTTTACCTGATTTCCAGCCGCCTCTTTGGCGGCATATCCCCATCCCCTAGTCCAGGCCATCGTTGAGATCTCCTGCGTCTGAAGGTGCTCCATGTGTTGGACTCCTTGCTGGTGGTTGAGGGTTTTCCTTCAGGAACTTGGTACGAGCTCTGAAGACATGGATGCCATATTCGAGAGCAACCATACCAAAGCAACCTGAAATGAATGCGAACAGGGATTCATCGGGTTCGATGTCGAACGTCGTGAAGCCGACAAAGAAAAGGAATATCTTGATAACAAGATCGTTGAGGTAGATTGCGCACAGTCCACCTACAATCATTTGCCTTATCAGCTTCAGATATCCTTCCCATTCCACCATCGCGATAGCGATCGCGCCAGCTATACCGGCCGCACCGAGAGTGGCGGCTTCACTCTTTACCAGGTACCAAAACCAGGCAAAGAATGAAGTGGGTGCATTAGGGTCCATTTCATCTTCCTTCCATAATTGGACGCGGAGTGGGTGTTGGCGCCGTTGAGGGGTTTTTCAAAAGGTTGTCGAGCTCGTAGCATCGTATGATTTTGCTGTTTGCCCGGCCGAGAGCGGCCGCGGATAACAAAGCCATCCGGGCTTCAGTCATTCCAGACTTGATTCCTGAGAATTCACGTTCGCCGCACTCAATAGGAAGCAATGGGATTTTCACATCGATTGGGCGGCCGGCTTCAATAGCTTGCCCAACCAGGTCTGCCTTTGCCTTATCAGCTGCAGACTTTTCAATTGCCTCTTTCGAGCTTACGCATCCGGTAAACGAAATCGTCAGAAGCAACGCGGCTGCCAGGCTCAGCTGAGAGTAATTCATCTATCTCTTCCTTGAGTGCTTGATTGGTCTGTTTGTCTTCCGAGCTTTTAATCTCAAAGATCCTGATGGAGTCCTGATACCCGGCGATCTTGTTGGCGGCTTCTTCCAACTGCCGCTTGCGCTCATCGGCAATCTTTTGAAGAGCTTCGCCCTCAGCCTCGAGAGCTGCTATTCGCCCGGCCGCAACCAGATCCACAACTGCCTTTGACACTGCGTCCCTGATTGCGCTGCCCTGGCTGATGAAATGAAGGGCGACAAGAGCAAGGACCATCCACAGCTGAACGGGAAATCCTATTGTCAGGATGGCCTTCAGTGGACGCCACAGATAGCGCTTGAACAGGATAGTTGTTACCGGATCCATATCAGCCCAACGCCCCAGGGACATACAGACAAGGCCGGTATTCCTCATCCATCTCCCAATACATGCAGCCGTGGAACTTGCCGTCAGGAGATGTCCTGAGACGTTTATCGGTCACCTTGAATAGATCTCCACGCCAGACATAACCATCCTTGACAACATGAACTTCCCCATCGTGCAGCTCTTTGCAGTCATCGTCAGAGCAACAGGCTTCCTCGTAATGGAAGCCGGAAGCCATCGTGTGCGGGAATGCGATCGAACCTGCATAGAGAAACAGTGCAAAGACACCGACTGCTACCCACGCCACATTCATGATTGTCATACGCATTTCATGCCTCGTTGTTGCTTGATTTACTGGATCCAGATGAGATCAAAGGCATCTTGGCGTCCTTTCCTGTAGGAACAGGAACGCCTTTCGGCCACCAATAACCAGTGATCCTACCGAGATCGAACGGCCTTGTATTGACCGCATCGCTCTGATTTCCACCGAACCCCATCAATCGGCCGCGTTCATCAAACCCATCAGCAAAGCAGACATGCCCGTTGCCTGAGTTTATGCTCTTGCGCCACATGGTAACCAGGCACCCGGGCACCGGCTTATTGAGCTGGATCAATTCAGGATGGTTCTCGTACCCACGAGCACGAGCGGATCCCTTGCCCCTGGTCATGACGCCGGCAGTGATCAGACAGTATCCAACGAATGCACCACACCATGGAGTTTCATCGTCATTGAACCACCCGGCTCCGATGACGTCCCACATGCTGACGATCTTTTCGTTATGTAAGCGACCCTTGATCTCCCTCATCCCATTCATAGACTTTGCGATCTTCATCCATGGGCGATCTGACTTGGGCGGCTGAGCGTTCTTCTTTGGTGGGCCCTTGAATAAATACTCTCTTGTAACCGGGCCAATTAGAAAGCGTGGATTGAGTCCGTGCTTGCGCTTGAACGCAATGACGGCCGCCTGGGTTGCCTTGTCTGCCCAACCGTTGACTGGCCCATCGTAGTAGTTGAGCTCCTTCAACCGCTGCTGGACATCCTTGTCGATCGGTGGGGTATCAGGATCTGGCGCGAACGCAACCGGTCTCTCAGGCTGCTTCTTGAACAGCCAAGCAAAAAAGTCTTTCATAATGTCCTCGCTGGTTAGGTGGCAGGGCTGACCAGAGGCCAGCCCCACCGGATCCGATCGACCCCCCTAAGATCGATCGAAACTGTCAATCAAAAAGTCTCACGGTCTCAATGAATGGGATGTTCTGTGGCGGCGGCGGCAACACGATCTCGATCCCAGATGGAAGAACTGGACCTTCACCCACTAGGCGCTCATTAGCCTCATAGAGGATCTGTGTATTGTTGCGGTGACGGCCGTAATAACGGAACGCAATATCATCCACCATGTCACCTTCAATCGTCGTGTAGATGGTGGATCCATCAGACCGTGTTGTGGTTTTCAGCTTCATGACAACGGCAACTCACATTCGAGGGTTGTGGTGTATGGTGATGACGATGAGAAATTGTGGGTGGCAGTCTTGATAAACCACTCACCATCGACGTTGGCCCGGACTCCGGAGACGATCGCCTTGCTCTCGGCCGCAGCGTTTGGATCTCCATCGATTTCAAATGATGCTGTGCCCTGGTTGCGGGAAAGCTCGTCGGCCGATGCCTGAGCGCTTTCCTTTGCTTCGTCCTTGTCCTGGAATGGCTGGCGGATCCGGTAAGGAACGTCACCACCTGGTCGCTTCAGCGGAACCTTTTCGATTTCCCACTTCTTCTCCCGGCGATCGTACCATTTACTCTCGACCTCAGTGTGCTTGGGCTTTTCCTTGATGCTCACGCTGTAGCTGAGAAGGTTGCGACCAGGCGATATGCTTGTACCGCCCATGGATTGTCCGGATGCGGCTGTCGTGGATCCTCGCGGCACCACAACCAGCTGCTTCTCCTTGACAGTGACTGTCGCTCCGATCTTCTTGCCAAGTCTGGTCAGGAATCCAACAGCATCTTCACGATCACGAGCCTCATATGGGTTCGTCTTGCCACCAATAGTTCCATCCATCTTCAGGGAGAGGCCTGCCTGACCAGCGATCTCTTCGAAGATCGACTGGTATGTCGGGTACTCTTCCTTGATGAAGCCCTTTGTGTCTCGCTCTTTCTCGCTGGACGTAGCATCGCTTGCCTGGGCATTGATGGTGACCTTCTGCGGATAACCGTCATAGGTGACATCATCAACAATGTACTTGCCGAAGTTCCGGATACCCTTTTCGTCGGTTCCGCCATACACAGAGATCTCTGTGCCGGTGGTGATGCCCCCGATCCGACCACCATTGTCGTCAAGAGTGAGGCTCACAGTGTCGGAGTCGAGGCCAGCTCCATCCGTCACCGTCATGTCCATTGCAACGCCGGCTATGCGGCTGGAGATGTCAACACCGCCTGCGGACAGACCAAAGATTACCCTTGGCATATCAGAACAACCTCAATCCGCCGAACGCAGCGCCTGCACGAACAACCGTCATGCTGAAATCAAGACGCATCGGCGTTCCATCTCTCAACAGGTGCTTATCTACACTGCTGATATTGCGGATTACCCAACGGCCGAAGATCCTGCCGCCACCAGATGCCATCATCAACGGCGTACCAGCCGCGGCTGCAGCGTACATGCCCTCAATCTGCATCAACCCCTTACCCGAGATGAAATGTGGATACAGGGTGCCATCAATGGTGATCTCTTCATCCCCGGGCCCGAGATAGTGAATGCTCGGCCGAGACATGATGACCATCTGCGACTCTGCACGGACATCAAGGTTCCGGCTGAGCTCATTGAACGGTACAGTGTTCATTGAAAAGCGGAATGGACCCAATCCCATCAGGTTCATGTCGTCACCGGCCTTCCTTCAAGCGAGAGCTGGCGTGTTCTGCCAAGAAGATGCTTCAATTTGGTTTCGATCGCGCTTGCAGTTGCCATGGGGTTCGTGGCTCCATTGACGTGGATCTGCACGCTACCAATCGTGCCGCCGCCCGGGCTGTTCATCATGGCCGCTGTCTGTTTGGCGTTGTATGCTCTACCAGTCGCTCCCATGCCAACCAATTCAGGCCCGGTTTCGCCTACGAGGTAAGAGCGACCTCGGAACATTGAGCCACCAAACCGACGCTTACCATCAATTCCAGGATGACCACCAATAGAGTTTGGAACGCCGCTCGTCCGCATTGGTATGGTTACACCCTTGCTTGCGGCTGCCTGCATCTGGGCTACAGCAGCATTTACGTCCGAAATGAGCTGAGGGACTTGCAATTGAATACCGTCCGCTATGCCCTGTCCTAGAGCTGTGCCACTCACCTGGCCTTTGGCCTTCATCTCAGCTTCCATAGCCGTGATGTTCTCGACAAGTTGACGTCTCTGCATCTCCAGTGGAGCAGTCAATGTGCCGATCATGTCAGGCATCTTGCTGTTGGCTTTGATGTCAGCAATCTTGGCGTCGAGTGCGGCGAGATCTGAATTGAGCTGAGCAAGCGCCGTGGAGTCCGTCATGGTGCTTGTGGTGGTTCCAAAATTGTCACCCAATGCAGTCTGGGCGATTGTCTTGCCGAGGTAAGACTCGAGCATTTCCTTGCCAATGAGAGCGCCGCCAATCCACGGCAACGCCTTGGCGCCCAATTTCATCAGGCCTTTTGTCTTGCCAGTGGTTTTCTTTCCATCAACTCCATCGATCGCATCGACACCTGTAGCCAGAGCCGAAGCGGCAGACAATGCCATGATGCCGGCAGCAAGCATCCGGATTGGCATGATCGCCAGACCTATCAGACTGACAAGTCCGCCAAGGGCCAGACCAAACGGTCCAAGAGCAGCAAGGGCAACCGTCGCATAGGTGGCAAACTCGAGTAGTTCCGGATTACTTTCAGACATCTTGACCAATGTATCAGTCAAGCCATCGACCATCTCGGTGAATGTTCCCATTACACCGGTACCAGAAATCGCAATGAAGAGGTTTTCAAACGCCGCCCGAAGCTCGGCAACATCCTTGACAACGCCCTGCATCATCAATGCAGCCATCTTGTCAGATGCGTTCTTGTACTTGGATTTGAACTGTTTAACCACTTCCTCGAGATCCGATGACAGGATCGCAGCAAGACGTGAGCCCATACGAACGTCGAAGATCTGTGAGATGTCGGTAATCGTCGCTCCTTTTTCCCGGAGGGTGGTAAGCAGTTCAATCAGGTCGACCTTCTGGGCACCGATTAGAACTGCTTCAGCAATCGTATTCGAGATGGACTCCTTACCGATTATCGATGAGTCGCCGTATGCTTGGGCGATCATGTCGGTGAGAGTGGCTGTCATCCTGGCCGTGGAGGCACGCATTGAAGGATCATCGAGCACGCTCTGGAGCTGTCCCTTCATATCCTGAAGGATACCCATATCCAGACCTTCAATGCCCAATGCGCTTATGACGGAATCAGCATCAATGCGTTCAGAGTATGTAACGAAATCCTTCATGTCGATCTTCAGGCGTTCAAACGCCTTCAGCATCGGCTTGGTTGGTTTCGCCATACGAACGAGTGCAGACCTGAGGGCAACACCTGCCTCAGATCCTTTGATGCCGTTACGGGCCAGTTCTGCAGCGACCGCTGAAACGGATTCCAGCTCCATACCGGCAACCGCGGCAAGCGGGGCAACATACCTGAAGGTATCGCCCATCAGTTTGATGTCTGTATTGGAAGATGTTGCGGAGTGGGCAAGGGCGTCATTCACCCGTTGCATGGAAGCTGCCACCTGCTCCGTCGTCTCCATAGGCAGCTTCATAGCTGTCATGACGTTGGTGGCAATGTCGGCGGCATCCTTGTTGGAGATATCACCGTTACCCACCAGGGCAAGGTTCAAGGTTCCCTTCAGAGCGCCCATGGTCTGTTCGAAGGAAAGACCAGCACGGTACAATTCCTGAGCAGATGCAATGATCTCTTTGTTGGTGAATGGGAACTGAGTGTTCAGCTGTTGAGCGTATTGCTCCATCTTACCGCGTTGTTCATCGGTAAGAAGCCCGTATGCCTGCATGGCGTTACCGGCTTTTTCAAACTGATAGACCGCATCGGCGCCGAACCATGTCAGCATTCCGGCCGGAAGCGACAGACCTTGCGCAACATCGCGTGCCTGATACCTGACACGATGTAGATGTTTGGCCATCGCCTGAAGGCCGGTGATCTGACGTGTTCCGCTTACACCAGCAAGGGCGCCTGTCAAACCAACGAGGGAATTGCGGACCAGACGAGCTGGTCCACTAATCTGGTCAACAAGCCTGAGGATCAGGTCACTTTGGTATCTGGCCATGATGCTCCCTTACTCAGGCTTGATTGCTTCGGCGTACCAGACAGTGATCAACTCATCGAAAGTCATTTCGAGGAAGTCCTCTCTGGTAAAGTGAAAGGCTCTGGCAACTACTCTTGCGAACCCTGGCCACTGTCTCCAGTCGGCTCGGTCTCGCCAGAAGTCTTCGGATCCTTTTCGCTGATCTCTGGAACGCTTGAGGATGTGTCGCTTTTTACCTTTTCCATCGCCGCCTCTTGGACCTGCTCGAGGAACTTTTGGGGCAAAAAATCAGCTGCGGTCTCCGCAAGTTCAATGAAGTCATCAGCGTCCATCATCTCCATGACGGCAAGCGGAACGCCGGCAATAGCTGCGTAGAGTTTGAACTGTGTGGATTCTGATTCCTCTTCACGCTTTTCAACTTCGCTTTCCGGGATCTGGTTGATCGCCTGGAGATCTCGCTGAAGTTTCATGAAGACCTTACCTGTCATCCTGTTGAGGAAAACAGAGTTGTAGATCTTGCCGTCATGCGTGATGGGGTACTTGAGTGTGAATTCTTTCGACATAGGGAGTGTCCTTTATGAGGGGGTGAAGTGGGCAGGAGAAACCCCCTGCCCGTTTGATTGCGCTGTTGGCTGGTTTGATTACCGGCCAAGAGCCTGGTTGATGGAAGCGAGATGATCAGTGCCATCAATGATGCGCTTCGGAGGCCATGCCTGGACCTCGTGAACAACCTGGGTGGACACTTCGTACCGGTAATACATGATGTTCTTGATCGTGTAGTCGGTACCGCTGCGCTCACCCTTGTTCCACGCATCCCGGGCACCTTCAGAGATCTTGCCTTCAATGATGACAACATGCTCTTTGGTATCTCCGGATATTTCGTCGACGGCCGCACCACGGAAGGTGAATGTCTTCCGCATGCCTGGCGCATGGGCCATCAACTTTTGCATTGTGACGCCCTGGCCAACCATCTTGACGCTACATTCAAACGGCTCGAGGCCGCCAACTGGAACGTCAACACTGAGGTCCATACCGCCGGAGCGAACCGTGTCCATGATCTCGGACAGGTTCGGTAGTTCGAGCTCTTCGATTGAGAGCCCATGATCCACGTTGTCGACGAACATCGTGAACCCGCGAAGGATGTCTTCCATTTTTATTCTCCTACTGGAATTCAGGTTTCAGGGTTAGGCGACACGCGCCAACGCGGCGATGCGTTCGATCTCCCGGGCAGCGGACTCTGCCATGGCAGTGTAGTATCCGGTGTTCCGGTTGAAGACGAAGACAAGGTGCTCGATCGGAGCTGGAGCCTCAGCGTCGTAATGGACATACAGGATGCCAGACGCCATGGTTTCAGCGGTGTTGTAGCCTGGATCCAACCAGACCCGGCCGCCGAGAGTTGCACCGAGAACTGACCACCGGCGCAATGCACGGTTCACAGTCTCTGCGATCTCGACCAGGATCTGTTTAGAGAACGGCTTGTCAACATAGACCTCATGGGCAAGTTCGATCGACTCGATGATCGTGTCATGAGATCTCCGGACGCTCCAGAATTTCTTGAGCGTATCGGATGAAGCAACCCTGGATCCCCAGAGCTTGTACCCACCCTGAGGACTGCGAACCACAGTCGCAACAGAGTTCTTGTTGAGGTACTGCGATTCAGCTGAAGGATCATTGAGCGAATGCTCGATCGACCGCGCAGCTCCAAGGATGCCCTGGATCACATGGTTCGATGGTGAGTACCAGAAGCCTTCCTCGTAATCGACAACCGCCTGCAGACCGCAGACATATGGCGATACAGGCACGCTCACCACTTCACCGTCAATCGCTGCCTTTACATATGGATCCACGATCAGAAGGCGATCGCTATCGAAGTCAAGACGATACTGGACAGCAGCGGTGGAGTTTGTGTTCGGCCCTTCGACAACCACACAGGCACGCAAACGACGGGCCAAGCTGAGAAGCTCAATGGCGACAGGGTTCGCAACCTGGCCAAGTGTAGCGGTACCAGCGGCGTCAGCTCCATCACCGTCAAATGTGACAGGTGCAGTGGTGTAACCATCACCAGGGTTGGTGACCACAATCTCGTCGACCTCCCCGTCTTCGTTGATGGTGCAGATAGCGGTTGCGCCAGTACCGTCACCACCGATCGAAACGGCAGGAGCTTCAGTGTAACCGGATCCACCATCGGTAACAGCGATCGAAGCAACGCCGTCAGTCGGACGGTTTGATGTGAAGCCTGGAGCGCAAAGCAGCTTTGGCTTCAGGTTCAATTCAGGTTGCGCACGACGGAAGGCGTGAATGCCGGTCAGTGTAGAATGGTTGCCAAGGATGTTGGCAAGCTGCACTTGCGGGTCAGCATCCTCGTCAATGCGAACAACCACAACTGTCTGTGACGCTCTGGTCGCCTGATCGAAGATGCCTTTGATCGCGTCAGGCAGCGTACCGGATGAACCGAGACCGCCTGGGAAGCCATCATACCCATAGATTGGGATAGGCGTGTTGAGCGGCCACAGCTCGTCATCCGCAAGATCTGCGGTGCCGATAAGGCCAATGATACCGGTGTCGATAGTCTGCACCGGGCGCGGCGAATCCGATTTTTCAATGGTCTCGACGCCGTGAAGATAGATGTCCATTTTGGGCTCCTGTTCTTGCCTTGCCCAAGGGCGTCTTCCGGGCACAAAAAAACCGCCAGTCGGCGGCTTCATGTTCTGGTTAGTGATATCGGAATAATGCTACCGACAGAAACATGAAGAACCTTCTCCATGCGGGTGTGTTGTCTGCAGCCAGCGCCCGTTCAAAAGGGCCGGCCGCTTCAACCCGAGACCATCCAGCCTTGAGCATGTGATCATGCATGGCTGATGCTTTCAGATATCGTTTGTCATGTGGACTGAATATCAGCCAAAGAAACCATGGCACCGAACAGTCAAAGACAATTCCCTTTGGCACCACGTATTGTAGTCCAGATCCCTTGAAGCCAAGATCCCAAACGATCGGCTCTGCCAGGACGTACTTGATTCCATCGACGTGAATGAACCCGTCGTGATCAGTATATTTTGACACAGTTATAGACCGAGAGCGGCCTTGGCAGCTTCTGCCTGAGTCATTGCTGCAGCAAGGATGCTTTCGTATTGGTCAGGCGTAGCGGCGTCGATGGCGGCCTCGGTCATGCGACGGAGGCCGGTGATCTGAACGACGACCGCGCGGTATAGGTCTGCTTTGGCGATGATCGCCACGGCTAGGTCGCCCGGGGCCTCGCCGGTAATCCCGGCCTCGCCCTCGATCATTGCGGTCTGCGAGGCGTCAGCCGACGCGGCCTGATAGGCCCGGGCCGCCGCCTCCTTTTGCGTCCATGAGAGTTTTTCGTCGGCCGGGATATTTCCGGTCAGCGTTCTTGTGAAGGCGTCGATATAGTCGACCATCGCGGTCTTTGCAGCGTCCGCATCCGGGTACAGTGGGACATCCTCAATAGTTGTCGTTATTACAACCCTATCGTCAAACACTTCCTGAACATCAATCGAGCGTGTGCTGGAAGAAGTGCTGTTGTCAATCACAATGCTCTCGACTGAAACAACCTTGTCGTTGCCATTTTCGTAGCCTTCGACAACCGGAGAAGCCTTCTGACCATCTTCAAGAATAAGCCAACCTTTTTCGGAATTGTATTTCCGAATGATTTTGCCGTTTCTGATATGTGCTAACATTTTATTTTCCTCTAAAAATCAGGGAATGGGGAAGTCGGTGGGCTAAAATCCGCCGAATACCTTGCGACACCTTTTGTAATTCGAAAATCATCCAACCACCCATCAAAATCGGTGTTATAGTAGGCTTCTCCAATACCCCAACCCGAAAAGTTGTAGGATTTTGTATTGGTTACGCTATCCTCCTCTATCCCATCGATGAATAGTTTCATTGTTGACCCAGACCGTTGGACACTAATCAGGTGCCACGTTGCTGAAGCAAGAGAAGAGGTGCTTACCAGTATTAGACCGGCTCCATCCTTCCACCACCCCACTGTCTGGTCTGTTCTTACATGTATCCCTTCCGCGAATTTCCCTTGAGGGGTGAATATGTTTCTTTGTGATCCTGTCGCGTTTATGCGTATCCATACATCAATAGTAAAATCGCCAGTGCCGATATTTAGGGGAGTGGAACTCGCAGGCAGCGTTATCTCACAATTGCTTCCGTCAAAACCTGCTGACGATACCCCAAACTTGGCTTGTGCAGTATCTATTGCAGCACCCCCAAAACTTGACAGGCTGTATGCGTTGTCACTACTGTCGTCGAACGTGGTAGACCCATTGGTTCCGTCCATATGGAGCAACAGAGACACACTACTCCAGTAAGGGTCCGAAGGGTCGTAATAGGGCGAAACCATAGGTATCAGGCTCATGGCTTAACCTTCACAAGCATATAACTAAAGGCAGGGGTTTTTGTGATGTAAAAATGGAACACATCACCGTTGACTGTTGTTAAACTATCTCCATCAACAAGATCAATTGCACTCGTTGTTAACGCTCCGGCGCTTCCGTTATTGGTGTACTCAACAATAACGGTACAATTGTTACTCGGTGGTGCAATAGCGTGAGCGCCCCCGTTAACCGCTTTTTGAAAATTGCCATTGGCTTCATCTATCGTTAGTGTGCCAGAACTCTGCACCCCATTATCGTAAACCGCCCCAGCAAAGCCCGCTGTCAACACTTTGGCTGTGTCAGCGCGGAGTATGTCGGCATCGACAGGCTCGTAAACGCCGGAGTGGTTATGCGATGCCGCCGCCTTTCCCGCTAGGTCGGCGACGAGGTTTGTAATCTCCGACTGCGGGTGTGAGTGCGACGCCGCGGCCTTACCGGCAAGCGCCGCAGTCATTGTCGCCGCAAAGTTCGGATCGTCGCCGAGCGCCGCCGCCAACTCGTTCAGGGTATCGAGCGTCCCGGGGGAGGCGTCGACAAGAGCCGAGACCGCGGCATTAGCCGCCGCCGCGCCCGCGGTTTCCGCGATCAGTTTTGCAAAGGCCGTCGTCGCGATCTGGGTGCTATCGGTCCCGGGAGTTGCCGTCGGGGCGGTAGGTGTTCCGGTAAAGGCCGGGCTATCAGCGGTCACGAATCCTACGATCGTTGCCAAAGCAGTAGCCATATCTGCATCAATGGCGTTTAATGCAGAAATGATACGTGGCCAATCATCCTCAAGGAAGTTGGCTATGTCTGGCAGCTGGTACGAACGGTTCGGCGTGACGTTTTCAACGGGCATCTATCAGCTCCTTAAATCGAGTAGGCGCGAAGATCGGAAACAGCAGGCCTGGCTGCCGGCGTTCCGGTGAGTGTGATCTTGACACGCCCACCTAAGGCAGCTGTCCAAGGATCTTCGGTGTATCTTCTGTCGATATCCCCGTTGGTAAGGATCTCGCTCTCAGCCAATGCCACAGAAACCCATGTGTCATCATGCTTGTCGATCTCAACGGTAAGTGTTGCGCCGTTCGGGATATTCGTTTTCAGCCTAATGTCCTGACGGATTGCTGTGCCCATATCGAAGCCTTCGCTGATATAGGTTCCGGATGTACGCATCGCTCCTGGAATGGCCAGGATGTTACGACCGAGGATCGGAGAGACCTTTGCGGCTCCATCAAGAATGGCTTCAATCAGAACATTGCCTGTGAAATAGGAAGACCGTTCAAAGTTCTGCCCAGGTTCAATCAGGATGGATGGCTCACCATCCGGTGTTATCCTGAAGCGAATCCTGGTCTGATCGGTCGGCAAGGTCACATTGGAAGTCACGATGATGTCAGACATATTGGTGACAGCGATCGTTCCGCAATCCACTACCTTCTGGACCGGATCAAAGACAGCGCCATACACGCGCATGGTAAGATCCTCATCCTGGTGTGGAGTCCATGTTCTTGCGTTTGATGAAGAGAGAAGGACGCCGACTGTGTACGGCTGAGCGCCGACCCATTTTTCAGCGGCTGCATCATAGCTACCGCGCCTTGCAATATGCACTGAATGATCTGCGTCGTTCGTTTTGATCACAAAGGCATATTCAACGCCGGCAGGAATAAATACAGGGACAGGGAACGAGAATTTCTGCCAGTTACCAACGATAACTGTTGCCATATCGATCTCAGCCTGGGCGATTCTGTTGACTGTCGGGATCCCGTTTTCAACGGTAACTATCTCACAAACCACCGGATTTGATGTGTCGCCGACTACACAGAACTTTACATCCAATGAAGTGATGTGCCGGTTCTCATTCAGCATGAATGTTTGAGCGAGAGGATCATCACCACCGCCACCGATTGGACGTGGCTGCGGCTGGTTCCAACGCCTGATCTCTGTGATGCTTTGGCGATCGATGTCAGTGATCAGCCCACGACCTTCGAACCTGGCATTGGCATTCCCACCACTGGCACCCTCGACATAAACATCCTTGATGCCCGTCGTTACATTCGCTGGAATATTGAAGTTTCCAGACGCGATACCTGAAGCATTGCCGACAAGGCCGCCCGGATCTACATCAATGCCTTCGAATGTCAGGATATCGACCGTCTCGCCTTCGCCAAGGTTCCCTACCTCAAAGGCAATTGGGATCTGGCGAAGGAACACTGCCTCTCTTGTCTGTATGTTTTCCAAGACGGTCTGGCTCGTAACCCTGGACTGGCTTCCTTGACCGAATACTCTGGTGATTGGCGACAACCAGGTGGCGTTGGTTTCTTCCCAGAAATCTTCCGACGGTGTCAGAACCAAGCTGAGTGGCAGTGTATCAAATACCTGATACGGATTGATCTTGTTGCAGTTCGTCGACAGATCCTGGCGGATGATCACTTCCTCAGTGAAATCCAGGAACGTAACCGTTGCCCGGTTCAATGGCTTGAAATCAGGATCAATGGCGATCTGGCAGGTCTCATCAAACACGGCCGCGTCCTGGGCCTCACCTGCATCTCTGTATCTGTCATCACGGAATGGATCCACAAAGACTCGGTGCTTTGCATTCGGCTCTCTTGATGAGATGTCGTGCGTCAAACGCTGAAGTGCAATGAGATCCACGGCGTCAACCAGACGGTTATACATGCGCCAGATCTGCCAGTACGGCATGTTGCGCGTACCATTGTTGATGATCGTCGGGGTTCCAAACCAATCATTGTGGACTTCACAGAGAGACAGAAGGAACTTTGGAGTCATCGGTGGCTGTGGCTGCTCTCTGGTAGAGATACCTTTCAGGTAAGCGATGTTGCCATCCTGGTCCAAGCAAATGCGGTCAACACGAGGCAGCTTGAAGGAGTAGTTCACAATTACCTGACCACCATCAATGCCACCCGAAACCGTGATTGCGGTATCGGTAATACTGTCAGGCGTCACCGCCACCAGGTAGTTGTAGGTCACATCGTATGACGATGCACCGGAAGGCTCAATGCCGCCAGGAGACCAGTCAACGCTATCACCTGACAAGATGTAGTCCGTTGTCTCAGTGTAGGTTGTTTCGCCCTGCTCAACCAATACGATCGAAGTGACACCAGTTTTGGAAAGAAGGTCATCGGTATTGGCGACCCCCCCGCGAACGATCGTCTCGGTATGCTCTTTCTCAATGATGATTGAGTTCAAGCCATTGAGTGGTGGGTGATTGAGCGTGATTACCGCACTGCCGCCGTCATCAACATAGGTATGAGGCTCAGCCGCAATCGTTTCGATGTCAGGGCTTTCAGTCTCTGCGTACCTGGTTGCAGAATATCTCTCACGTTTGAAGCCGAGAATGTTGGCGATGCCTTCACCAATCGAGAATATCTGATCGGTTCCTGTCTTGCCGATAGCCGCGACAACACACCCTTCGTCGATGTAGTTCTCGTGGGCGCCATAGTCATACTTGGCAATCTGCTGGTTGATACCAGTTAGGGACGGTGGCGGTGACTGGTCGGTGACATAACCGTCACGCAGAGAGTAAACAGCATACAGCGCGCCTTCCTCTCCATCTCCAGACCAACCCCATTCAAGATTGTACTTCAGGCGGACAGCGCCACCCTCACCCTCAGCAAGGGTTCCAGGATGAAGACCTAGAAGATCCGGATCATCTTCATGGTCAATGACCTCTTCGACGATCCTGACGCCAATATAGACATCTCCGACCACAGAAACGCCGGTAAGAGAAGCGCCTTCGACATCGCGAACGTCACCCCTTAGATATACCTGCCCGGACGAGAGAGTGTAATCGCCAGCTACGATATCATCGGTGATGATTTCACAACCGCGGACTCTGTCTCCATCTTGCGCAACGAGATTACCAACCCGGGTGCGCTTCTGATCTTGGCGGGTGATCAGCTCGTTGATCTCGGCGCCTTGTGACATGACGCTTTCACGAACATAGATCCGCTCATACTCAGGCTTATCCGGGCCACGATCATAGATATCATCACGTCCTGGCAATGGCTTGAAATCTGGCATATCAAACTTCCACGGTTAGGGTCACATGCTCACGAACGGTTCGACGGAACTCGATCGGCATTGCAATAAAATCAGTCTTCAGGTTCTCGGATGTCAGGTCCGGATTGAAGGCAATCTCTCCAGGCTCAAGCCAAAGCTTTCCGGGCTTCTCAAGATCTGAAGGGAATGAGTGAAACAGGATTGCGACTTTCGCCGCGGTGGCTTCGAAACCATCTCCGAAATCAGTACGGCACCGGATCTCGAAGTATGCTGTGTTGGCGATAGGTGGGAAATCGCCAGTGACGTCCCTCACACCGAACGCCCTACGGTAACCGATCGGTTGATCGGCAGCATCGTAGAACCCGATGTAAGCAGGGATGCGTGACATCAGGAAAACCTTCAGAGCCGCAGCATCAGTCACACCTTGCCATGTGATTCCAGGAGTGTTGGCAGGGATTGGATCCCAACCGATCGGATCTCCATTCTCATAATCAACTGATAGCTCTTGGCGCTGTGTCTCTGTCAGAGAAACCGAACCACTGTAGTCCTGACCGTGCGACCATTTGGTTTTGCCACCCGGAACACGGACGCCGCTGTCATTACCCCAAAGGGACTCACCCCATTTTTTCCAGCCATATTCGAGCGGCCGTACATCGTAGAGCTCAAAGCCACGATAGAATGGAGACCTTGCAGGAGCGCTGACCGTGCCGAGATATTCGGCATCGAGCAGTCTTTCCAGTTCCTCTTCCTGCGTGGGAACCTCTCCCATTTCAATTTGAAAGCGGTTCCATAGGCGTCGTCTGAGAACGACATCGTGGATGGTGATTGTGTCGTAATCAATCCATCCGAGTGCAGCGATGATAGCTGCCGGCGTTCCCTTCAGCCTTTGCCAAGGGATACCGGTATCAATAAGATCGTTTTGATCTGCGAAGAACCTGGAGATCTCGCCAAGTCCGTATTCGATCGACAGCCACGGCAAGAAATTGTCCGGCCGATCAATCAGCTTCTGCGTGCGAAGGCTTTCAATGGTAGGAGCCAGGATATCTTCTCGATCGAAGCCGAGCGCCATACCCTTTTCAAAGGTGGTGGACGTGCCCGGGAGCAAATGTCTCCGGGTCATCAGGTTCTATAACCCTCGAACGTCAAGGTGATAGTTCCAAGCGCGATCGCTTCATCACTGTCCACAGTCACGTCGGCGACCGGTGCGGTGAGATCCACATTCTGGACACCAGCTTGATGGAGAGCGTGCACCAGCCAAGATCTGGTCATATCCAGTCCCAACCTTTGCCTGTCGTTCCACAACGTCTGGAGAGTTGCTTCAAGGCTATTGAACACCGTAATGCCAACACCCTCGAGCAGGTAAATCTTTGCGGTGACATCAACCTCTTGCTGTACTGCAGCACGAACCGTCACGTTGTCGCTGATAACACGAACTGCATCCGCATCGATCGCAGCTTGAACCGTGTCAATCAGATCCTGGGATGCAACACCGCCTTCCTCTGTACTGAGGATATTGAGATAGACATTGTGTGTATTGTGCAGGCCAGAAGCCAGTGCTTCCCTTACCCGTACATCTGCAGTCAATGCCTGGAATTCATACCAGTGACGGGGCCCGGCAGTTGAACGACCTTTGATGGCCAGGACAACCCGATGCCGCAGCGCCTTGTCGGTTTCATCCTCGAGTCTTGTGACACCATAGAACGATGCCAGCATATCGAGATCCGCCTGAGACGAAAACGGCACCATGTAGGCACGCATTGCCTCATTGATCCTCTGGCGCAATCGCTGTTCGCGTCCAGCATAAACCTCTGCCTGAATAACGACAGGGTCTGTTTCGAGAGCGCCAACATCATAGGTCAGGCCAATGGTTGCGAACTCAGCTTCCACTTCAGCGATGATCTGGTCACGAAGAACAGTGTAGTCCAGCTCTTCAATGACATCTGGAAGCGGGAGATTGAGGTATTCTTCTGGAAGCTCAGACATCACAACCTAACCAATCCGAATTGATCTTCAAAAACGGTGAAGTCTCCCTTGTGCCCATAAGGGAAATAGATCCCACCTATGTTCAATGTCACGATGGCAGGCGTACCAAGATCCAGAATTGTCATGTTCGGTTGAAAGTTCGGTTCACCAAGGAACCTGTTTCCGAATGGACGTGGTTCGAGCGCTTCAGCCACCGCGATCGCAAAGTCGACGATGATCTCTTCGGTCTGTGGTTTATCAATCAGACCTTCAAGATTTGCCCCAAAGTCCCGGCGTTCGAATCTACTACCAATCTCAGTCGACACGATCGTCTGGATCGATTGTGAAACATGAGGCCAACCGGTGAGGATTTCACCGGTCGACCTGTCAACGCCGGTACGGCTCATTTGTCGGAGCTGTCATCCGCATCGGACTTGTCATCCGATGGCTCAGGCTTTGCAGCGACTGGCTCAGGCTTTTTCGGCTCAGGAGCCTTTGGAGCTGCTGGCTTCGTCTTCCTGGGTGCGCCTTTCTTGCGAACCTTGTGGCCTTCATACTTGACCTCGGCATCGCTCATCGCAACCTCATCGCCGACCTGGCGGTACTGTCCCATGAGCCAACCTTCAAGCTCAACGATGTAGATCGTCTTGTTCGGTTTATCAGGCATTTCATTCTCCAATCAGTTTCAGAGTGTTGATTGACCTAAGCCGCTAACCAGCAAAGGTGTTTGGTGAGCCGGCCGCCGTGTCAGGAGCGCAATGTGGCGGCAATGGGCAAAACGCGTCAGGCTCTGCCGTATCTGGAGCATGAACAATTACTCGTTTCCCACTGATCCTGACGTGAGATATGGAAGCAATCAATGCGCCACCGCCATGGTTATTGGGATCACCTTCAACGGCCCATAATTTACCATTGACCCGGACAAATCCCTGACCGGTTACGACTGTCGCCGCACCACAAATTCTCGCATCACCTTCCCTGTGTGCCGCTGGCATTACGCTTCCTCGTGGTCGATGCTGGCAGATTTCAACGTGATGTTGCCATCTGTAATCTTGATGCTTGATGCGCCAACCTCGATCAAAATCTCTCCGTCTTTGACGTGGACTTTGGACTCACCGATCGTAAGCATATCCTCATCATCCAGATTGTGGTTCTCATCGAACTCGTTGGAATACCCACCAGGGTAAACAACGCCATTGCCAGGCTCACCCGTTGGCGAGAAGAGCATGATCCGTTCACCTACACGCGGTGGGCTCCAGTGCTTGATCTCACCTGCTCTCGTGGCCCATGGAACCTTTTTGGATTTCATGCCGTCGGTCATTACCCGAACCATCCCCTCATCTGGGAATGTTTCAATGACCTCGCCTTCGCGCATTGAGTTATTGATGCGACGGTCATGGTCCATCACAGCCGCTTCGATCTGTCTGATCCTACTGATCAGATCATCAATGCCGCTCAAAGCGGATCTCCATTGATATCAAGCCAAGTGATCTCGGGAACCATCACAGTGGGGGTGGCGAATTCCATATTCAGCTTGTCGGCAGTGTCATCTGAATACATCTGGTGACGCGCAGAGAGCAACCCAGGCGCTCCAGTAATGCCGGTTGAATACATTTCCTCAAGCGTCTCAGCCAAAAGCTTATACTCGCCACGCCCTTTCAGCTCTTCAATAAATGCTGCAGCGTATTCTGGCAGTACGCCTGACATAGGATCCTTCAGGACATGAACTTCCCATGTAACCTGCCGGGCTCCAAGTTTGTTGCCGCTTTCAACTGTCGCACCTCTACGAGAGATCTGAGACTCGACGGAAACGACAACAGACCGGAAAAAATCAGCGGCCAGATTACTTGCCTGCATAGCTCTCCATACTTGAGCCTCGAGCATATCCAAGGAAAATTCAATCTCCGAGTCCGTTGTCGGATAATTGAGGCTGTAGGATCCACTCTCAGGATCCACGTCGGAAATGATGGCAATCAGCAGTTCGAGCGTGATTGTCATTGTCCTGGTAGTTTTTGCTGTGGTGGCGTGGATAATCGCATCCTTGTCGTAGTCGGTATAGACCACGATCATCGGAAGGATCTCTTTATCCTTCACGTTCTCGACAGCTTCAATCTTGGAATCGAATATCCTCTTGCCGGCCAATGTCGGCAAAGGATCATCCGTGTAGTTCGATAGCGCCGATACGATCGACCAGCGCAATAGTGAACGGTTCAGGCTCATACTTGGCTACCAATCATGTTCAACCGGCAAACCATCCTAGACAGACCATCTCGTTGTGTGTCCATGATCTGGAACCTTGGAAGCTCAGGTTTGTCTGGGAATGAGATGATGTCGCCCTGAAAAATCTCGTCTTCATCGTCTTCCAAATATATCCTATCGATCGAAACAACTGGCTCTCTTCCCATAAGCAGAGCGCGAAGGTCGTTCGCTTCTCGGTAGGTTTTGCGGACGCCCATCTCGACTCCAACTTCTTTGGAGATGAATTCGAAAACACACTTGCCTTCTATCGGATCCCTATCTGTATCGGCAAGGCGGCGTGCGTTTACGGATTCACGTACCATCGGGGTAATGATAAACCGGATTGCATTCACACGATCAACTCGGCGAGAAGCAATCCGGTCTAGTCTTTCAAAAGGACTCATTCAGAAGATCACTTCTTTTTCGAGTTCTTTGGTTTTTCGGATTCAGATCCTTCGATCTCGGCCGTAACATCAGGGGCATCAGGATCTTCATCGCCGCCTTCCTGAGTTTCTTCACCAGTTTGATCTGGATCATTGTCACCGCCTTCAGGTGATTTGCCTGGATCTTCGCCAGCACCTTCAGACTTTTCGATTTTGTGTTCGACCTCTTCACCGTTTTCATCGACGGCAACAAGAAGACCAACCCTGACAAGCATGTCAGCTGCTTCAGGTTCCATTCTGTGAACGGATCCAGCTGATACTTGCTTTCCGAATAGCACCGTCCGCAACGGAGCTTTGTAGAGACGTTCAGTCATGTGTGTTCCTTCCAGGGGGTTAGGGGCAGCCATTACAGCTGCCCCGGTTCAATCGGATCTTAGAAGCTGCTGTTGAGGCGAACTTCACCTGAGCCGCTTGGGTTGGCAGCAGCAGTGATCGCAACGCCGACTTTGGTATTGTCGGTTGCAACCTTTGTGATGATGCCAGGATCAGCGTCCCAATAGATTGGATCGCCAACAACCCATGCTTCAGCCGACACTTTTGCCAACTCGTAGCAACCGCCGGTCTGCAGTTCGAATTCATCCCCTTCGTCTGCAGATGTTGCAGCAACGCCGAAGATTGAACCGATCATGACAAACGTACCGGAAACGACACCGCCAGAAGGCGCTACGCAAGTCAGTACATTGCCAGGTTTGATGAAGGTTTTCATTTTGCTTGTTCCTTGTAAGTGGAATGGAAAGGGGCCCGAAGGCCCCTCAGTTCATCCGGCTTTAACCGTTAGGTTAAGCGCCTGGCTGTTTGTAGAAGCCGCGGAAGTCGATCGGAGCTGCGCCGAAGTCGTGGCGAACTTTGATCTCCATGCCGTCCACATCGAACCCAACGCGGGTTTCAGTGTACGGAGCTTCGTTGCCTTCGAGGTACGCATACTCGATCGTGTCGATCAGCGAAGGTGCTGCGACAAGATAGAATGCGGTAGCGCTCTCAGCTGAAAGCTTGGACTCCTCGATCGGTGTCAGGGACTGCACCCAACTTGGGCGAACATCCGCTTCCTTGGTTGCCTGGATTTGTCCAAAGATCTGGGCAACTTCCATGGAAAGCTCCGGAGGATACAGCAGGAATGATGGTGAGACGTCGATCAGATCGCGCTCATCAAGATCCTTCTGTTTGCCCATGATCACCCGGCCGGCGTTGATTGACGCCGTGCTCAGTGCAGCAATAGCAGCACCTGCAGCCAAGTTGTTGTGAGCGGCGGAGAACAGAGCGTTACCGTCACCCATAACGACGTTGGAGGTAATCAGATCCCAGACTGTCTTGGACTCGAGCCGGGCAACAGATGCACCGAATTTCTGTCCAAGACTGCCGATCACGCCGAGATCATCGTTGATCAGAAGCTGGCGGGTAACACCGATGATGCGACCGTAGGTGGCGATCCGGTATTTCTCTTTGCCTTCGCTCAGAGTGGTACGGGTGTACTCACCATGCTCGTTGACCTTTTTGAGATCGCCAACTTCACCAACCTGCACTCGGTGCATGTCGCGGAAATCCGATGCCGAGGATTGACGGCAGAAAGGCTGGAAAGTCTGCGGCAGTGCCTGATAACCCTGCAAGAGAACGCGGTTGGTGACCTGTTCCATGATAATCGGGAAATCAGAGGTTGAGTGGAAAGCACGGCTGGCAAGATCTGTACGACTCATGCCGCGAGTGCTGTTGCCGTTGCGGCGTTCACATTCCCGGACAATCTCCAGGAGAGGCAAGCCACGCCATTCACGAGCACCTTCTTCAAGTGTGACGGTGCGAGGGTCAAGGCGGTGGCTGAGCGCGTTCACGATCATTGAGCGACGGGTATCAACCTCGTCACGAACGATCTCGAAAGGAGCGTGCTCGAAAGTCTCGGAATGAGACTGGCGCTCTGCGACTGCTTCGAGAGCAAGGTCGCGGAATGCTTCGACGCTGGTACCGTCAAGCTCATGCTTGCGGATCAGGTCTTCCTTCATACCAAGGCGGTTGCCCAGGCTGCGGATCTCACTGGTCCGTTTGCGCTCAGCTGTACGAGCTTCGCTTGCTGCCTCATTGGCGATTTCACGAGCGCGGGTTTCATCCACGCCAGTTGATCGCTGTTGGCCATCGGAGCGGTTGTTCTTGGCGGCGTCGTCGTCAGCGCGTTTCTTCGCTGCGTCGTCGTCAGCCTTCCGGGAAGCTTCAGCAGCTGCAGTAGCGGCAGCCTCATCTTCCTTGCGCTTGTCGTCTGCAGATTTGGTTTCTGCCTCGATGGTGGATGTCAGGCGTTTGCGAAGATCTTCATCGCTTTCACCGTCTTTCCGGACCAGGTCGTAAAACCTGGCCATGCCTTCGAGCTTTTCGCCAGCCGCTTCTTTAACGGCTTTCAATTTGTCGGTCATGGTTCTGACTTCCTTGTTTGTTGCCGATGGGACGGCTGGTTGGTCATCGTGCCGGACCACGATGCAATCAAACATTTCGCTTTGATCAGATGACCTGATCTTTGCGGCCGGGTCGGCTGGTATTGCTACCGCCGATATTTCCAAGGGTTCCCAATCGGTCGCCCTGAGAATTGGTATCTGGTCACCTTCACCCTCTTCCTTCTCGTACTTGTGAATGCGGTAACCGACGGAAATGCTGGAGATGATGCCGTCTCTGATGTCTTGGACAACGCCCTTGACTTCATCGCGGCCAGAAAGGCGGATGGAGCAAACGCCACTGCCTTTGACGATCTTTGCCGTTCCAGGAACTACCGTTCCAATGACACGGCTGAGATCCCAGGAGTCGTGACTGTCCAACACAGGAGCGCCACTGTTCATGCGATCGAGCCTGATATCGGCAGGCTTCATGGAAAGTTCTTCCATGTACTCGCCATGCTCATATGAGCGGCGGCGAACGCCAGCTCCGGTAGACCAGATCACTTCAACGGTGTTGTCTTCCTCATTGAAGCTTTCGGCACGGATGAGCGCCGGGTTATAACCGCGCCCCACCTTGATTTGCTCAGTTCGGCTCATTGCCATCTCCATTTGCGTTAGGATCCTGGCCCCATTGGATTTGCCCGTTGACGGCCACACGACGAGGATCTGAATCGAGAACAACTTCGTTGTCATCCAAGATCTTGTTCATCTCGATGATCTCTTTCATCACCTGGTCTGGATTACGTCCGGACTTGGCGATGACACTCTTCAGGGATTTCTTGCCCATACGAATGTTCAAGAGATCCGCCCGGGCATCATCGATCGGTTGGATGTCTTCGAACTCTGGGGGCTGCCACTCACAAGGATAATCACCTTCAGGCAAAGCACCTACGGCGATCGCCATATCGATAAACCAATCCCATGTTGGCTGGCAGAATGAGTGGATAATGACGTTGTGCTGGATCGATGTGACCAGCCTGCGGAAATTCAACATGCCGATGCGGCCGGTGGCAAAGTTTGCCTGGCTCCAGTCTCCGGTCAGCAATTCGTATGGCATGCGCGAACCGTTGGCGATGCGACGGTACTGCGTGCGCAAGTACATCTCCATGCCAACAGAGATGGCAGGGTTGTTGAACTTTACGTCCTTGCCGTTCTCCAGATATGCAAACATACCTGGTTCGAAGCGCTCGATCGGAAAACCGTTTGCATCGGTGACACCGTTGGACTTGTTGCTGTCTCCATCAACTGTCTCTTCAAGGCCAAGATCCGGAACCTCGTTGTCGCCAGGTATGACAACACCGACGACACAAGCTTCGATCTTCTTCCTGACAGCTTCTGACTGGTTGTACTCATCAACATCCCTCAGGGGAATGATGCATGAAGCCAACCATGGAGCACCGCGTACCTGTGTGCGGTTCTTCTCGTAAACGTGGCAGATCTCGGAACTCGGAACGAATTTCGATTGATTGCTGAATACAGACATATCTCCAGATCCTGGATGGTTCTGGTGCATCCAGTATCCACGGCGACGGCCGATCACATCGAACTCGATTCCGTTCACAACCGATCGGCTACGTTTTGGATCTGACTGTCTGGTCTCGTCAATGAATTCAGGCTCGAGCACCTGAAGCTGCAATGGGATCCTCAGATTGTCCTGTGGTCTGCGAACACGCCGACGGACAAGAACCTCACCACTTTCAACCATGGTACGGGCGACCAGGTTCTGGATCCCGTAAAAGTCCATCGTGCCATCGCTGTAGCAATTCTTTGCCCAAGCAGCGAACAGATCATCGACAAGCCGGTTGCGATCTGCATCTGGTCCGGATGACCTTGGCTTGATACCTGTTCCAACAAGATAGTTGGCCCATGTGCTGACAATGCCGGTTGCGGTCGGATTGTTCCGAACAAGATCCCTGGAGCGATCTCTCAGTGTGCGACTGGCTGCGGATATCTCGACATCGGCAGATGATGACGTTGTCCGCCAGTTCTGCGTGCGACGACCCCTTGATGCCCCGTCATACTTGCGAAAATTCGCACCTTCGAGGATTTCCATGCGCTTACGTGCAGAGACACGCTTGAGACCAGCCGACGGGCTGACATATGAGACAAGTCTGTCGAAGATGTTCATTCTAGGCCACTGCCCCAACTTGCGAGGCCGACCCGTTTGCGCTTGCGCCCGGTTTCAGCATTACAAATTTCATCCTCGAGATCCTTTGCGATTTGACGCATCTCGGCCAATGACCGGTAGGTCACGTCGCGTTCGTTGAATTTTACTCTGAGGGCGCCGGTGTAGATGGCCTCTCTCAATTCCTTGAGAAGTTCCTTCTTTTCCTCAACTGTCATTCCATCAGCTGCCATCCCAATAGCTTCCTTCTTGATCGAGCCAGCCTGGACGCTTCTGAGGTTTGCTCTTGCGTTCTTGGCTCTCAGCCTCGGTGTCTGGTTTAGTGCCCTGGGCGGCTACCGCCTTACTCGAGATCCGGGCCGGTGGACCATCGGGCAGGTTGAAAAGGTTCAACATCATTGCGCCGGCCGCTTGCATGGACTCACAGTCAAGGAAGTGGTTTTCCTTTGATCGTTGAACCCATCGAACTTTACCGGACGGTGTCTTCAGCCTTGCTTCAGAAACAATCTGCCGGCAGTAGTCATCGGTGACATCGATCGGCAAATTCCATGCGCCGATCTCACTCTCCCAACGAATTCGCTCGTGAACCCATGATTTGAAGAAATCAGTGTCCAGGGTTGAAAGCGTCAGGCCTTTCTTGAAATCCTTGCCCTTCAGCGTGATGTCGATCTTGTTTGTCAGGATCGGCTTACGCATGACGTTTGATGCACCGCGCACCGCACGAACCCGGTTCGGATATCGTTTGGCGAACTCATACACCCGGTGATGTGGTACCAGCTCTTTCTTGCCTGGCCGGTAACCGGAGTCGACCAGTGCAAACCTGATCGGGATCCCATCCCAGGTTTCTTCAAGCAGATGGTCTAGTGACAACCAGACATCATCCTGAGCGGTGTCTCCGTAAAGCTCGGCCGCTCGTATCAGCCAGCTTGTTCCTTTGACGCCCCATCCCCTGACAACGTACACAAGCCGATCCTTCTGGACGTCGACTGTTGCAAGAAGGATCCGGACACCTTCCGGGATGTCGTTGGTCTGATAACCAACTCTCAGTTCCTTGATCTCTGAAGCTTCAGGAACCTCACCGCCACCAGGTGCATACAATTCAGCGAAGCCGCCGTTGATGACCGTCTTGACCTGCTCCTGGTCTCCGCTGCGTACAGCTTCGACATATCGGGCAGCACGTTCGTTCCATGAAACGAATGGACTGCAGAGACCGGACACCCAAAGTGAAAACGTCCATGTGTCCGGTGGATCACCTTCGACCTGGCCGTCTTTCGTTACCCATTGCCCTTTCGCGATCGCAACCGCACGATTGTTCATCCATTCCTTGGACTCATCGTGGATGATGCAGCCGTTCTTTGGGCAGACCAGATGCGCTGTCTTGTGAGCAAGCATCGGATCAGATTTCATGTCATTGCCGCGTTCGTCCTTCGGCTTCTCCCAAGAGAGGCACTTGAACCGCGGGACAAAGAATTCGTTGCAGTGTGGGCAAGGCCAAGCCCAATGGTGCATCGTTCCGGTTTCGAATACTTGCCAGACCTTGGACTCGATGACGTTGTCTTCCGATCTCACCCAGAACTCCAATCCGGTCAATTCGTCTATCTCTGTGTCAGATGTTCCCTTCGAAGGCGTCGAGACAATCGCATGCACAAAGTCCGCATATGTGTCTCCACGTACATCGATCAGCGATATTGGATCGCCAGCGCCTTTGACGTTTGCCAGGAGCTCGTCCGCTTCATCCGTCACACACATACCGAACGGATCCGATTTCAGTGCTGACGATGATCCACCATGGGCCAAGCGAAGATTGACTCCTGAGATCACCTTTTTCGTTTTGGTAGATCTCTTTGTGGTGCTAATCAGGTTTCGAAGCGGCGTACCTGTCAGGAGCTCATCGATCCTTGGCTCCCACTGCTCGATCAAGAAATTCCTGGTCGGGCCGGTGTAAAGGATCGGAACCGGTGAATTGTATAACCGCTGGCCGATGATATCGAGCAGCGCCTCGGATTTCCCAGACTGACCTGAGATGACCAGAGCGCAACGCTTGTAAACTCTCTTGTGTACCTCATCACAGAACGGGATGACGTAACGTGTTAGCTCCGGATCCCTTGGACCAGGAACACCGGACGTCTCCGGGTACTCACGAAATTTCGCGCCCCATTCACTCGGCGTCATCCTCTGGGTCGGCTTGATCAATATCGAAGCCCGTTTCCAGAGATCTCCGAGCACCTGAGAATTGCTTCTCAAGTCTAGCTTTCGAATCGTCGATGATGCTTTCGATTCTTTGTCGCTCACGAGGTTGCCTTGTTACCTTTGCTGGTATCGCGCTGAGTGCCGTGAGATACGATCCGCAGATCGCATCAACAATCGAGATGGCATCAGCAAGGGGGATGATCTCTCTCGACTGGACAGCCAGCTTCCTTTCGATCTCCAGTGCTTTCGCTTCCTGGAGACGATTTGGCTTGTTGGCCTTCTGAGCCGCCGCCGCCGTCGAGATCTTGAAGTTCATGTACTCAGAGATACCCTTCTTCAGGACGTATCCCTTTTTTGTCGGTGGGCTGAGCGTTCCATCCTTGACCAGCTGGTTGATCCTCACCCGGTGCAAACCAAGTGCCGATGCCAGCTCGATCTGTGAAACGAACCGCTCTCCGAAATCTTCTCCGCTCATATCAACTTCCTGAGCAATTTGTTCATCTGGGTTTCCAACTCCTTCGGACCAAACGTCATGAAGGTTGTCAGAGCCTGATCCTTGCTGAGTTCCTTGCCGAGCGCCGGACCATACAACCGACGAACCCGGAAGCCCTGCCGGCCGCTCTTGGCAAATTTACCTTCACCGTCACGAGGCTGGCCTTCCTTCTTGCCGAAGGTCCAGAATGCTTTTGGTAGTCTGGCAGATCCGTTGCCAGGGATGAGCGAGAACAATCCGCCGTTGCTTTCAAACGAACGCTTGAATGTCCTGGGCGCATTCCAGACACCAGACTTGACGAAGCCAGCATCACTGAGCGACCTGCCGGCGTTCATTGCCTTGGCCGCCTGGCCGCCGCTCTTCAAAACTCGAAGGCCTTTGTAGATCTCGACGTCGCTACCCTTGGCCGATGCCGTGATCCTGAAGCTCAAGGATCCTTTGTTGCCGATGCCTCGAGTGTTTGCCACGACGTAACTCTGGTAGTTGCCACTCTTCAGCGCCATCTGCTGAGCTGCCGCTCTCTGGACGCGCGTTTTGGTTTTACGTCCGGCGTCTACCAATCGGTGGTAAGCCTGCTGCTTCCAGCCGGCGTTTGTGAAGATCGTAACCCGTTGAGTTAAACGGGTAAAATCCTGGGCACGCCACGTCACAATCAATGTCAACTTGCCATCTCCTGCCTAACCTACTGATTGAATACGTAAATTCGAAATCAAAAATAACCGAAAACGCTCAAATACTGCGCTGCGCCCGACCCGCGGTGGGGTGTACCATGGAAAGAACCTATACGGGGCGGGGTCTGTTTTATGCTTTTATATCAATGATTTAGTGGCAATCTATGCCGACAATGCCGCGATTGGCCTATATATCCCTATCGATGCAAGGCTAAGCCGTGCCGATTGCTTGCCGTTCTGGTCAACCTATTGAGCCAAGGCAAGGCAAGGCCATGCCATGCCAATCAAACAAGCATGGGGCATATGCCAGACAATGGTGAGACAATGGCAACGGCTTTGGACCATGCAGACACGGCAAGCCGATACCAGATAAAGGCTTTGCACAATCGGAAATGTATGGGGATTCGCTCATAGGTGTTGAGCGTGCAACAATTATTGACTGGCAAAGCGCATATTTCAAGCCGTTTTATGAGTTCAATTTGAAAAAAATAATCCGTG